TAACTCATCTGGGACAGGCGCTGGTGGTGGCGGTGGTGCTGGTAGTGCAGGCGGCAACGGTACGTCATCTGTTGGCGGCTCTGGCGGCAACGGTGCTGACATCTCTAGTTGGATTACGGGCGCAATCTATTATGCATCAGCAGGTGGTGGTGGCTCTGCAAGCGGTACTGGTGGCTCGGCTGGCAACGGTGGCGTGGCAGGCAAAGGTTCATCTGCCAACGGCGATAATGGTGTTAACTACGGCGCAGGTGGTGGCGGTGGTCGTGGTGGAATGAACACGGGCGGCAACGGTGCGGCTGGCGCAGTATTCGTAAGGTTCAAGATATGAGCGACACACGCACCTACTTCGCAAAGGTTGAGAACGGCATCGTCACCGATGTTCGTGTTGTTGCGTATGACTTCATCGTGGCAAACCCTGAGCGTTATGGTGACGCATCGCTTTGGGTAGAAACATTTCAAGACAACTCTCAGCGTGGCAAGTACGCTGGCATCGGTGATACCTACGATGCGGTGAATGATGTGTTCGTAGCACCTGAGGTTCCACAATGAGTATCTCAGCAGCCCGATCTCCTCGACTTGCAACCGAATACGGTGTTGCATCGGGCGGTACAGAAACAGATATAACCGTCTCTGGTGTTTCATATAAACTTCATACATTTACGGCAACAGGTACGTTGACGGTTACAAAACCTGGCTGGTTTGACGTGCTTGTTGTTGGCGGAGGCGGGCAGGGTGGATATGCACCAGGAACATCATACGGCGGTGGTGGTGGCGGTGGCGGCATAATTCAGGAAACTGTTTATTTAAATTCCAATCAAACCGTAACTATTGGCGGTGGGGGGACAGGGAGAATGGGCGCAGGTGGCGGTTCATCTCGCATAGGTGGGTCTTCGTGGTCAAGTACCGACATCGTTGGAGTTGGCGGTGGGCAAGGGGCAGGTTGGACTGCTGGTGGTGACCGTTTTGTTGCACATAACGGCGGGTGTGGTGGTGGAGGTTCAGGAACAGGAAATAGCAACTATGTAACTGGTGGACTGGGAATGCAAGGATTTGCAGGAGGTACTGGAGTCGCATCAGACAATAATGGTGGCGGTGGCGGTGGTGGAGCAGGTGCAATTGGCAGCAATGCCGCTGGAACGGCTGGAGGAAATGGTGGGATTGGAGTAGACATTTCAACTTGGCTTGGACAATCCGCAGGAACAACATACCGTTCAGGAGGCGGTGGAGGCGGCGGTGCAAGCGGTGGCACGGGTGGTTCTGGTGGCGGTGCAAACCGTGGTCAAAATAACGGAACTGCTAATACTGGAGGCGGCGGTGGCGGCGGCGTAAACAATGATGGCGGTTCAGGCGGTGCAGGAATCGTCTATATCCGTAGAAGAGTCTCAGGTTCTGCTGTAGGAAATGTTAGATATCAGGAAGTATTAAATGTTGATTATCTGGTCGTTGCTGGCGGCGGTGCTGGCGGCTACGGTGCTGGCGGCAATGACGGTTGCGGTGGTGGCGCTGGCGGAATGATAGTTGCGAGCAACATCATTGGCAAAGCAACGCACACGGTGACTGTTGGCGGTGGTGGTGCGGCTGGCGGTGCGGCTGGCGGTGACGGTAGCAACTCTCTCTTTATTCGTACCGCTTATGGTGGTGGCGGTGGCGCATCACAAAGCGGCGGTAGTGCTATTGGCAAACAGGGCGGTTCAGGTGGCGGAAGTTTTGTCGGTGCGGGTTCGGGCGGTTTCGGCGTGTTGGGGCAAGGCAACAAAGGCAGTATCGGCGTAAATAATGCGAACGCTGGCGCAGGTGGTGGCGCAGGTGGTGACGCAAGCGGTACGACAGGCGGCGCAGGGTCGAGCAACAACTACAACGGTTCAGCAACTACATACGCAACGGGCGGTTCGGAAAGCGGCGGCGCAGGTGGCGCTAACACAGGTAATGGCGGCGGTCAGAACAATAACGGCGGTTCAGGCATTGTCATTGTGCGTTGGCTTACCGCAGACGCAACAGGTCTAAGCATTAGCGTCACAGGAACTACGACAAACGGCACAGACGGTTCTTACACTTGGTACTCGTGGACTACTACGGGTTCTTTGACGGTGGCAAGAGCATGAAATCGTTTAATATGGATCGAGGTCATTATGCCGTTTAGTTCAGTTTTGGGCGCATCAAGCGTCATCAAGCCAGGTGTTTGTACGTCTACAACCCGCCCATCTGTTCCCTATGAAGGGCAACTCATCTATGAAACCGATACGGACAGGGTTGCTGCGTATAACGGAAGTGCGTGGGTGTATACGCATTCAAGCGGTCTTATCTACATTACGGGCACAACTTTTAGTGCTCAAACTTCTGTCGCTTTACCAAATAATACATTTACAAGCACTCACGAATATCATTTGGTAATGATGGATGCATCGGCAGATTCAACTGCAGCAAATCTGTCTCTGCAAGTACGAGATAATTCAGGCACTAAATCCGCAGCATCATATAATGGTGGTGGAATAGGTCAATTATTTAACAATACTCAAAGCACTTTTGGTGTGAATGGCGCAACCTCATTTCAATTAATGCAGGCGACAGTGGGAAGCAGTGCAAGGCGATGCAGTTGGACAATATATGTAAGCAATGCGGCAAGTAGCACTAAAAATACTGTTTGGAATGGAACTGCTACAGCAGACCCACAAAGCGGTGCATCGCTTGGAGGTTGGCATTTTGGTGGAAGTTACGGTGTTGCCGAAACTCATACTGGTTTAACATTTACATTTAGTAATGCATCTAGTGGTCAATATAGGGTATACGGTCTGGCATAGGAGGGGCTATGAAAATACAAATAGGCAATGAGGTTAGAGATATGACATTCGAGGAAGTTCAAAACTATGAACAAACCCTTCTTGAGCAATCCATTCAACAAGAAGCCCTTGAAGCCAAACTCGCCGCAAAAGAATCCGCCAAAGTCAAACTTGCAGCCTTGGGGCTAACCGAGGATGAAGTGAACGCTTTGATCGGGCTATAATTATCTACAACACTCATACAGGAGATACCAATGGCACATTTTGCCCAAATTAACGAAAACAACGTCGTCACTCAGGTGATCGTCGTTTCAAACGCCGATTGTGGTGGGGGCGAATATCCAGAATCCGATGCAATCGGTGCGGCATTCTGCAACAAACTGTTGGGCGGAACATGGAAGCAAACGTCGTATAACAGCAATTTCCGCAAGCGTTACGCTGGTATCGGGTTCACGTTCAATGCCGACATTGATGCATTTGTCTCCCCGCAGCCCTATGCGTCTTGGACTCTCAACGAAGAAACGGCTGATTGGGAAGCGCCCGTTGCCAAGCCTGCCGAAGGCAATTGGACTTGGAACGAAGCCAACCAGCAGTGGGATGAAGTGACCGCTTAATGCCCATCGATTTCCCTGCCTCACCCGTGACTGGTCAAAGATATTCGTATGACCTACGCACTTGGGAATACAACGGTGGGCAGTGGATTGTTGTCACTACTGGGGCAATCAGTTTGAACGTCGACGGTGGCGGCCCATTCTCCAACTATGGCGGGGCTGGAAGCGTTGACGGTGGGGGTGTCATATAATGGCTGTAAAGATTCAATTACGACGTGGATTGGCTGCTGACTGGACTTCCGCCAACCCGACCCTCATGGAGGGCGAACTTGCCATCGAGACGGATACGGCAAGGTATAAGATCGGTAATGGTTCTACGGCATGGAATAGTCTTTCATACTCGTCTTTGCCTTCTGGGTCAATTACTTCTGGTGATAACGACCAAATCATTTTGGGAACACAGATTTTCGGATAGGAGAAACTCATGGCAGTATTTAGTAAAGAAAAGTTGAGCGGTTCAACTGGTGGTCGACTCATCAAAGTCGCCGCTACCGCTACGACTGGTACGACAATTCATGCGACTGGAACGTCTGCAACCATTGAAGATGAGATTTGGCTCTACGCAGTCAACTCCGACACGACTGATCGCAAGTTGACGATTGAGTTCGGTGGCACGACTTCGCCCGACGACATCATTGAGCAGACGATTACCGCCGAGTCTGGTTTGATTTTGGTAATCCCAGGTTTGATTTTGATGGGCACTGGTTCTGCCGCCCGTACCGTAACCGCTTTTGCCGCAACAGCAAACGTCGTCATGATTGGCGGCTACGTCAACAGAATCACGCCGTAAGGGGTAGCGATGCGTTTCGGTGAGCGCACACGCTCAGGCACATCAGTATCAGGGTGGACTAAGCGTGGTGCGGCTGTGTTCACGCCCATCACGGCGACGGGTGGCAACACGACAGGTTCTTATTCGTCGCTTGGTGTGACTTGGTACTACCACAAGTTCACCGCTAATGGCTCATTCGTTGTTTCTGCGCTTGGTACTAATCCCGTGTGTGAGTATCTGCTTGTTGGTGGTGGCGGTGGTGCTGGCGATTATGGCGGTGGCGGTGCTGGTGGATTAGTCACAGGTTTCTTTGTTCCGACAGCCGTGACTTACACGGTGACTGTTGGTGGTGGCGGTGCTTCTTACACTAACGGTTCTGACTCATCTATCTCTGGTACAGGCTTGACCACGATTACTGCTTACGGCGGTGGTAAGGGCGGGTCTGTTTATGGTGCTGGTAATAGCGGCGGTTCGGGTGGCGGTGGCGGTGCTGGTAATAGTGCGGCTCAACCGAACGGTGGTGCTTCAACACAAACATCGCCTTCTAATGGGCGTGGCTATGGTAATCGTGGCGGCAACGCCTACACCAATACTGAGAGTGGAAGTGGTGGTGGTGGTGCTGGTGGTATGGGCAACGGTGAACGACCAAGCGCAACTAGTTGTGTGGGTGGCGAAGGATTATCGTTTTTCTTTGACAATGGAACGCTTACTGAGTACGCACAAGGCGGCGATGGATACAATGTTGGGTCTGGTGCGGCTGGTGCGGCGAATACAGGTGACGGTGGCGACGGGCGTGCTTCTTACGCTGGCGGTTCAGGTATCTTCATCGTTAGGTACAGGTTCGCATAATGGCACACTTTGCACGCATCAGCAATGGTCAAGTCGCACAAGTAATCGTCGTATCCAACGATGACTGCGGCGGCGGTGACTTCCCTGCGTCAGAAGCCGCAGGTCAGGCGTTCATCGCATCGCTAGGTCTCGCAGGCGAATGGCGACAGACTTCGTACAACGGCAACTTCCGTGGCAAGTACGCAGGTATCGGTGACTTCTATGATGCGGTGAATGATGTGTTCGTTTCACCTGCCACCGAAGTAGCCGAATGACCTTGTAAATACTGATCATTTGGATAAAATACAATTCTGCTAAAATTAGTAGGTGCGTAGAACCCTATTCGTCGTCGCCCTTGCCATCGCCCTCGGTGGATGTGGCTATGATGGGTATTACCGCTACGAATGCCAAGACCCTGCAAATTGGGAAAACGAAGACTGTAATCCCCCCATGTGCGAGGTTGAGGGGCAGTGCACAAAAGATCTAATTGGAGATATTGGACAATGACAAAACAGCGCTATAACACCGAAGAACTTGATTCACGCCTCCGTTTTGTAGTTGGCGTCACTCTTGCAGCAGTTCTCTTCTTTACGACGATTGCCATCCTGTATGCGCTCGTTTTTGTTGCCCAGCCAGTTGGGGAACAAGCAGAAAATGACAAGATGTTCTTCTCGGTGCTCTCAAGCGTTGCAACGTTCATTACTGGCGCACTTGCTGGAATCCTCATGAAGTCTGGCGCACGTGCCATCAGTCAATCGGGCGAAGAAGAAGCCCCAGCAACGGAAGTGACCGCAAATGGGGAAGAAGAATAAGAAAGTTTCTCGAGGCGCCCAACAACGCACTCGATTTAATTATTTGACCAATCAAATTGAAACAGTTCCAGGTACTAAGGCGGGTCGCAAACGAACACGACTTCCGTTCGGACACCCACTTCGAACACATGATTTAACACGAAAGGTTAAAGAGACAGTATGAAAGTAAAGCACCAAATTCCCGCAATCCAAAAACTGGTTCTTCCAAGTGACTTGAAGGGTGTCGAACCAGGCAAGTTGCCCGCCACTCTCCTTGTGGACATCAAACCGTCAGGAAAGTTGCACCACCTTGCCGCTGATGCTTACCGTGCGATGCGTGCAAAAGCACGTCAGGACAAGATCAAAATCGTCCCGACGTCGTCTGGCGACACTTACCGTGATTATGAAATGCAAAAGCGTGGGTTCTTGAGCCGTTATTCAACCAAGGTAATCGCTGGTCAAAAACCACGAATCTTTGAAGGTAAGGAATATTACCGACACACTGGTGCGCCGATGGCTGTGCCTGGTACGTCTCGCCACAACCTCGGGTTGGCTTGCGACATTGCCAACGCTTCGGGCGCAATCTTTGAATGGCTTTGCCTCAATGCACCCACATTTGGTTGGTCGCTTGAAGTCATGCCCGAAGAACCGTGGCACTGGTTCTACTACGTCGGTGACAAGACGCCAAAGGCAGTCCTTGACTGGAAGGCGTCAAACGCAACTGAAGTTGAGTAATGGCTAGGCGCCGACCAGGACTCTCACCAGAGAGTCGTGCTCGAATAGCCGACGCTCTTGGTCAGTACACGGGAACGTATGCGATCGAAGCCGAGCGCAGACGTGAACGGGAGAAGAGGGAACGAGAGTTCCCCAACCAGTACCTGACCCCGATTCAGTACGTTCCCAACGACGACCACGACCCCAGCGAAAGTAGCCGTGTGCGGGCATTTAGATTCTCAACATCGGCAAACCCTGGGGAGGAAGTGCTTGGTGATCGCTATGGCACAATATTTGTTCGGTTCATCAAATACGACACTCCATGGAAGTACACCAACGTCCCGTTGAGCGTGTATGAGGCTTTTGCCGCCTCCCGCTCTAAAGGAAAGTTTATAAACGCCGTTTTGAACAACTATCCTTACGGAAGGGCTACTGGAGACGAAGTAGCAGCGTATTTCCAAGGGATGTGAAAATGAACAAAGTCCGATCAGTCGGACCCGTTTACTGGATAACAAGGGATTTTGTCGACAACCGAACTCGGGTCATCTGCACGGGCTTCATGAAAGAAATCGACGATCCTTGGCGTCACGGTAAAGGGCTACAAATCCGATTCAAACACAAGACGTTTCAGATAGGCTTCTGCAAGCGAACGTACCCGCTCGATGACACCGAAGGCGTGCTCTCCGCCGTTGGCGGGCGCATGCTGGATGTTTCGGTTGACGAGATAGAGTCATGGTGATGCGTCTTTTCAAAACCGAAAAACAGAAGGCGGTTGTCCCATCCCGCTTGAAGAAAATGGACACGCCCAGTCTCTACAACTGGATGGAATCCACAATAATGGGGCTTGGGGCGTCTTTTGACAAATACCGTTACCACGATAAGAACAAGGACGAACTTGTCGAGCACATAGAGGCGTTGAACGCCGTATGGCAGGAGTTGGAAGAGCGGGTTGGCAAAGGCTGACTTACGACCTACAATGGTCTCATGACAACCATTACAATCATGACCGAAAGCAGCAGCGATGCCAAGCGCATCCGACAACTACTTGTGGACCTTTTTCCGCACGAGGCAATGTCGATCAACACGCTTGGAGCAGAGGTTCGTGTCAATACACGCACGTTGCTTGACGCCCTTGAGTCGGCATCCGTCTCCAAGGAACCTGTCACCGTATCCAGCGATCAACTCTCGCTCTGGTAATAACGTAAACTGGCTGGGTGCCAGTAACGGACGAACTAGACGAAGAATTAACTGACGAGCAGGCGCTAGAAGAGAGCCTGCCGCCTGAACTTGACGAGGCGTCGGCGGAATTCGTCGACGAACTGGTCAAGCGCCTCATCGTGTTCACTGAGCAGTTCTGCGACGTGGAATTGTTCCCATACCAAATTCCTATCGCTTACCGAATGATCGAATCAATCGTTCTGGGAGACGGCGAAGAAATGACCGTGGTAGCCACACGACAGAGCGGTAAGTCAGAGGTCGTGTCCAACGTCCTCGCATCCATGATGGTCATCCTGCCCAAACTGTCGAAGATTTACCCAACGTGGTTGTCCAAGTTTGAGAAGGGTTTTTGGTGCGGAGTATTCGCCCCAGTCGAAGACCAAGCGGATACGGTGTTCAGCCGCATCGTCAACAAACTGACCAGCGACCATGCAGTTGACTTTCTTTTGGATCCTGAAATCGACGATAAAACAGCCTCAGGTGGAGCCCGTGGAAAAGGACGAATTATCACCTTGAAGAAGTCTGGGTCTCTTTGCCGAATGCAGACTTGCAACCCCAAGGCAAAGATCGAATCTAAGACTTACCATTTTGTCCTCATTGACGAGGCACAAGAAGCAGACGAGTTCGTCATCGCCAAATCAATCAAACCGATGCTGGCGTTCAACAACGGGAGTATTTGCCTGACTGGTACGGCGACCAAAAACAAGTCGTACTTCTACAAGATGATTCAGTTCAACAAACGACGAATGGTAAACGGCGGTAAACGACAGCGTGCAGTCCACTTTGAATACGACTGGAGAACTGCCGCCAAGTACAACGAGAACTATGCCAAGTTCATCGCCAAAGAAAAGGTTCGCATTGGCGAGGACTCCGACGAATTCCAGATGTCATATTGCAACAGATGGATTCTTGAGAAAGGAATGTTCGTTACCGAGGAACGAATGGAGCGCTTGTACGACCCGTCCATGCCGCTCGTGAAACAATGGTGGCGCACCCAGGTAGTAGTAGGTATTGACGTCGCCCGATCAAACGACTCCACCGTGGTGACCGTCGTATGGGTTGACTGGGACCACCCAGACCCGTTTGGTTTCTACGAGCATCGCATCCTCAACTGGTTGGAAATCAACAACGTCGAATGGGAGCAGCAGTACTTTGAAATTATTGACTTCCTCCGTAATTACGAAATCCTAAGAATTGGTATTGACTCTCAGGGTGTTGGCGGTGCCGTGGCGGAGCGCATGCAAATTCTCCTCCCCGACATCGAAGTGGTCGCCATGAGTTCCGACCAGAAAGCCCAGCATGAGCGATGGGTGCACCTTACGGAACTCATCCAGAGAGACCAATTAATCATTCCTGGTCACTCAAAGGCACGTCGTACACGGGCATGGAAACGGTTTAACCAGCAAATGTCGGACCTCGAGAAAACCTACCGTGGACCGTATATGCTTGCTGCAGCACCTGAAGAAAAAGGCGCTTTTGACGACTATCCAGACTCTCTGGCTATCGCCTGCGCCATGACCATTCACGACACCATGCCGCAGGTACAGGTGGCGGAATCGCCATTCTTCAGTCGCTAAATAATGCTAATCTTGTATTCGGTAATTACCCACACTATTTGGAGGCTTACGTGAACGTAGCACCCGCACCACAATTTCCAGAGCGCTCGCCCAACGTGTTTGAGCGTGCCATGGCCCCGAGCATCCCGATGAACAAGGGACCGCTCCGTTTCGAGGAAGGTGTCGCAACCGACACTTACGTCCCGAACGACTTTGCCGTCGGCGCCTACAGCGATACGGCTCCGTCGCCCATGCGAATGAACCACAACAACCCCGAGATGTTCTACAAGCGTGCCGAGCAGACCATGCGTGAGCGTGCTCACGTTGGTTCGGCTTCGTGGATTGAGGCTCCTGCGGTTCTCCGTGAGTTCGTCCAAGGTTCGATGGCTGGCGATGCAATGCCCGCTTTTGAGTACGAGTACAACTCGGGCGCACACATGAACCGCCCGAACCCAACCGTCGTCAACGACTAAATGCAGACAGTGGGCTCTCCCGCAGGGAGCCCCACGTCGGCTGAGGGCTCGGCTGAGGGCGATTCCTCGCTGACCACAACGTCGTCTGGGCTCCCGATCGCTCCCGTGTATGCGGGTGCGTCTCGGGCGCTCAACCTATACCGACGTCGGCGCAAGGAGTTTGAACAAGGCATTAACTGCGGGTGCAGCCATGCCTAATCCACGAAACTATCCAAAACGTTTGGAGCAGGCTGGATTCCAATTTGTTGAGCGTGTCGAGCCGACCTCAAACCTGCTTCCAATTCGACAAGCATCAGCACCATCTACCGTTGGTCAAGGCCGAGCAATGTCTGGGGCTCAGTTTACAAAAATGCTTGGCAACATTTCCAGAGCAATTGATATCTCTACCCCAGAACAACGTGAGGAAGGTTTATCTTGGTATAAACAAGCCAATCAAATGGCTCAAGAAATCAGTCCTTCGGACATAGAGCGAGGTGCGGGTCTTACTGCGGCACTTAGTTCGTATGGCACCAAATGGGATAAAAATATTGCTGAAGCACGTCATTTCATGAAACACGGCGAACCAATGCAGGGGTCCAAAGCAACAAAACATCAACTTAAATGGGCAACCAGAATCATGGGTGGGGAACACTATCGTGATGTGTTTCCAGAAGGTTTGAAAGTTCGTAATTTCGCTGACTTGATTACTAATCCAGAAAATGAAAATATTGTTGTGGTTGATACACACCAAGCCGATCTTGCAGGTGGACTAAAACAACCATGGAAAACTGTTGATCGTGGTTTGGGCTCTTTTGGACGTTACAACACAATTGCGGATGCCGTGCGCACCGTTGGTCAGCGCAAAGGTCTTCGTCCTGCTGACGCCCAAGCAATTTCTTGGGTTTCTTGGAAAGCAAATGCGCCTTCTCGTGGGGTGCCGTCAACGTCCATGATTCGTCGAGGGCGTCCAAAGGTTTAGGTATGTCGGACGCCTGGGCAATAGTTATCGCCGCCGCTATCCCAGTTGTCGCCAGCGGAATCGGCGTCCTCATAAAGATTGTTTTGGAGATGAAACAACAGCAGTCGGAAGAACTTAAAGAACTGCGGGACGAAAACCGCACCGACCATGGCATTGTCATGAATGCCATCCTTGACTTGTCGTCTGACGTCAAAGAAATTAAACGTGACCAACAAGACCACTTCAAGTGGCATGCTACGAAAGAGAAGCCGCTGGCTCGTTCTCGCAAGCGCTAATCCTTGACACGGCGCCTGCATAGGGTGCTACTATGTTCGTGAACAGGAACATGTGTAGGTACTTGTGAACGATCAAGAACAAGCATCCAGCCTTGCCCAAGCCCTTCTTTTGCCGAGGGAACAGAACACTTCATTGGTGTGTAAGTTCACCCGTGTCAAGGACGGGATGTCCGAAGAGGAGCAAAAAGCCCTCGACCGTGCCGTGGAAATGGTGCGCAAAGACAACGGTATGGGTAAGGGCAAGGTCTACAGCGCTTCATGGCTTACTAAGGTCCTGAAACAACACGGCTACAGCGTGAGTATAAGTACCATCCAACGACACGTAAACGGAGAATGCTGCTGTGAGCAATCTGACTGACGCCCTGTCCACCCCGAAACAAGACAAGACCAAACTGCTTGGTCAACTTGTGGAACTGCTCGAAAAGAAAAACATTGACATTGAGCAAATTGGTGACATCAAGCGTGTGTCCTTGTATCAATCGTTGACCAAAGACGATGATGGCGAAGCCCAAATTCACGACCTTGCCGCCATCCAGTTTGCCCCGTCGTGGGAAAGCGGTCCCGAATGGCCTGTGGTGCATGTCGGACCTGCCATCAAACTTCCTGCCCCGACTGTCAAACCCAAAAAAGCAGTGCATTTCAAGACTGACATTGTGGTTCCCGACATGCAGATTGGCTACTACACGGGGCGTGATGGGCAACTTGAACCGACTCATGATGAGAAGGCAATTCAAATTGCAATAGCCCTCATCAAAGACGTGCAGCCAGAACGAATCGTCTGCGTAGGAGACAACCTTGACCTTCCAGAAATGGGCAAGTATCTGACCACGCCCGCTTATCAGCGAACAACGCAGGCGGCAATAGACAGGGCAACTACGTTCTGTGCCCAGATTCGTGCTGCTGCACCGTTTGCAAAGATCGTTTGGTTGGCAGGCAATCACGAAGAGCGAATGCCAAAGTACTTGTTGACCAACGCCGCCGCCGCTTATGGCTTGCGCAAAGGGAATACTCCAGACTCATGGCCCGTCCTCAGCGTCCCGTACCTCTGCCGTATGGACGAGTTTGATGTTGAGTACCGACCTGGGTACCCCGCCTCAGACTTCTGGATTAATGAGAAGTTGCGTGTCATTCACGGCGACCGTGTTAAGTCTTCTGGTTCCACAGCACACGTCTATTTGAACAACGAGAAAACGAGCGTCATCTATGGACACATTCACCGCATTGAGACCGCATATAAAACTCGGGAAGATTTCGATGGTCCTCGTACCATTATGGCTGCTTCTCCTGGTTGCTTGGCTCGTATTGACGGCGCCATTCCATCTACTAAGGGTGGTGTCGACCTCGACGGAAGACCACTCACACGACACGAGAATTGGCAACAGGGTCTTGGGATAGTGGCGTACGAAGACAACGGACAGCACCGTTTTACGTACAACGTCATTCCGATCTACAACGGATGGGCGATGCACAACGGCAAGGAATACAAGTCGGAATAGTCGTGACAACGATTGTTGGAGTTCAAGGTGACGGCTTTGCCGTAATCTGTGCTGACTCTCGTATTTCTTCAATGTCTACAGATGGTTCCCAAATCTCCACACTTCGTGAAGGTTCTGGAAAGATTGCGGTCAATGGTAAGTACTTACTTGGTGCCGCTGGGGATGTGCGGGCAATCAACATTCTCCACCATGCATTCCAACCACCAGCGCCTCCACCAAACATCGTTGGAAAGAAACTTGACCAGTTCTTCACGATGAAATTCGTCCCTGCACTGAGAGAGTGCTTTGAGGCTCAGGGTTACGCCACACCAGAGCGTGAGGATAAGGAGCACATAGCCGAACAAAACTCGACAATCATCGTCGCAGTGAACGGGGTCATTTACGTGGTGGACGAAGACTACGCCTGGTCGTCGGATGCCAACGGAATATATGCCATTGGTTCTGGGGCGCCCTACGCTCTTGGGGCAATGCAAATACTTACCCGCAACAAGCAGAAAACTATTCAGCAAGCAAAAGCCAACGCACTCAAAACCATGGCAGTTGCTGCAAAGTTTGATCCCCATACTGGCGCCCCGTACCACACCCACATCCAAGGCAAAAACGGCAGAATCCGTAAAACGGTATAATTGGTCTACCTACTCAAGGAGTCAATTATGAAGAAGAACCTCAAGGTTGCCCATAAAGATGCCGCCCTCAAAGGCGCCGCAGTCGGTATCGTCACGTACGCCGCCGCCAAGTTGGGCCTTGGTGAAGAAGCCGTAGCCCTCCTCGTCCCAGTCGTTGCCTACGGTCTGTCCATAGTGTCAACCAAGGTTGGCGACGAGAACACTGCCCTCTTCCTCAAGTTGGCTGAGACTGCTGTCAAGGCTGAGCCAAAGAAGGCAGAAGCCAAGAAGGGCACTGCCAAGAAATAATGTCGAGCGATCTTTCTCCTAAGAAGATTCTCACCAACATTGACCCCGATCGGGCTATCTCTTTAGCAAAAGAAGAAGGTGGGTTTACAATCAACCCACGAACGGGCAACGTCCTGGATTCTGGGGTTATGGTTTCGATAAAAGGTCACGAGCAACGGCACCTTCTAAACTCCGTTGGTCACAAGCAGTTTGCTGACTACATAAACAGCCCTGATACTCTAATAGCCCTGACAAAGGTTGGAAGTAACTTGGGCGGGTGGGTTTCAACACGAATCGATGAAACCCAAACACCAGCGGCACAAAAAGAACTGGTATTGGACGTGTCTCGTAGATTTAATCCGACAGAATTTGGTCGCAGACAGGCTCGCAGAAATGCGTACAGAAATCAGCAAGAAGCAATCTATGACATTGCGTCAAACAAAACAGAAATCAATCCGCTCCATCCCACTCGCCCTGCCCCTGGCCTTGAACTGGTTCCTGGAACAGCGGAGAGTTTCTTAAGTGGAACAGGTCCCATTGGCGAGCCGTACTTTGCTGAGGTTGTAGACCCGTCCAAGATTGGCGGTCCTAAAAAACGGAAGCCCGCCAAGGGACAGCAGTCGATCGTTTACTAGGGCAACCAGTCCACGAGGGTATACGTAGCCGCCTCCACTACTAACTCAGTGTTTTGGACAACCTTCTCATCCCCGTACAACTCTTTAAGTAGTTGCAAGATTTGGGGATACAACTGTTCGGCGTAGATATCAATTTCTTTGCACTTCGGGTGTAAAAAGTACGTATCAACGACTTCCCCGTTCAAACTACCTGGCATGGTTTCTCCTTGGTTGAAGGCAACAGACTATGACCAAATGCAGAAGTTTCCAACATGGTAATGTCATAGCAAGGTACACTTTATACACCTAAATCAGTTGAAGAGGAACCCACGTCCTAATGGCTATTGACTTCTGGTCGCCATCATATAGAGCAGCCGCAAGCGACCTCACAGTCGCTATTTCGCCGCTTGGCTTGGTCGAACTGGCAGACGAAGAGTTTGAAGTTCATGGTCCACGGCTGAATAGATATGCATCGGCTTGGGCGTGGTACCTAGGGCATCACTGGTCGTACCGCCGAGAGATGGGCGAGTCCCAGTTCTACATGAATTATGTCCGCACAATGTCGGACTACATCACCAATTTTTGTTTTGGTAAAGGCGTGCAGTTCCGAGTTCCAGAACAAAACAAGGCAATAATTCCGCACCTTCTGCAAAAGGTCTGGGACCAAGACAACAACAAACACAAGGTCTTGTGGGAGATGGGCCAGTTGGCATCCGTCACGGGAGACTGTTTTGTCAAGATTGCGTTTGAAGAACCATATGTGGATACGGCTGGGGTTCCACACAACGGCAAGATTCGTATTATTCCTTTGAACCCTGCGCATTGTTTTCCCGAATATCATCCGCACGATCGTTCAAGAATCATCCGATTTAAATTGAAGTATCGCTTCTGGGGAACGTCTCCCGAAGGCACCCGTCAGGTATACACGTTCACCGAAATCATGACCGATGAGATGGTGCAGCAATTCATCAATGACGAATTAATCGACCAGTACGACAACGTTCTTGGAACCGTTCCAGTGGTGCACATCACCAATACGTCTATTTCGTCCTCGCCGTGGGGTCAGTCGGACATCTGGGACATTATCCCGTTGAACCGTGAATTAAACGAAAAGATGGTCGAAGTTTCTGACATCATTAACTACCATGCCGCCCCTGTCACGATCATCACTGGCGCTAAGGCAAGTCAGTTGGAGCGTGGACCAAAGAAGGTGTGGGCTGGTCTGCCAAAGGATGCACAAGTATTCAACCTTGAATCTCGTGGAGAAATGTCGGGAGCGCTTGAATACATTCAGTTTTTGAAGCGCACCATGCATGAGATCACTGGTGTTCCCGAGACCGCACTAGGTCAGTTCCAACCCGTATCTAACACCAGCGGCGTTGCTTTGGCTATCCAGTACCAGCCAATGATGAACCGTTTCAATATGAAGAAGACCCACTTCACCGTCGGTTTGGAGCGTTTGAACGAAATCATTATTCGCACGGCGGCAATCTTTACCCCTGAATGGTTGACGTACAACCCAGCAATTGCTGCCGAGCCTGAGCCCGACCAGTTGCCGCAACTTGACCCAGCCGACCCGCTGACCTACAAGACTTCCATCCACTGGCCCGAGCCGTTGCCCGTTGACGTCCTTATCAAACTCAACGAAGTGCAGGCAAAGATGTCCTTGGGTCTGGAGTCCAAGCGTGGTGCGCTTGAGGCTTTGGGCGAGGAATTCCCGAACGAGAAGATGCTTGAAATCTTCGAAGAACTGCAGGATGATGCCCTCGATCAGGGTGCGCTCGACATGATGCGTGCCCAGATTCAGATGGCAATCATGCTTGCCACTGGCATGGCTCCCAGCCCTGACGGTGGTATGGCTCCCGCACCCGCACCCTCAGAAGGTGCTAATGTAACCAATGCGGGGTCAGCAGCCCCGTTGCCTGGTGCTGGGGTTAACCCCATCGAAGGGCAACTCGTAAACAAACTAGTATCACGGGCATACGGCGCAAGGTTCGCCCAACGTCGCAACCCAGACGAAGACAAATAAGAATCACTAAACAAGTCAATATCAGCAAAACTAAACAAAGGATACGTTATGCCAAAAGGTAATACCGATGAAATTGTCATTCCCGCAGAGGCGACTGAAGCCCTGAAGGATGAAGCAGCAAACGTCAGCGGACAGAAGAAGAAGGTCTTCACCGAGGACGAAGTTGAAGGCATCCGAAAGCAGGAAAAAGACAAACTGTACAAGCGTCTTGAAGAAGCAGACAGCCGTGTCAAGACCATGGAAGAGCAAATGGCACTCCTGACTCAGGAACGTGAAACCGCCCGTAAGGAAGCGGAAGAGCGTGCCCGTCTTGAAGCCGAGGCTCTTAAGAAGCGAGAGGAAGAGGAACTCAGCGCCAAAGACTTGCTCCGCAAGCGTGAAGAGGAATTCGACCTCAAATTGAAGGACCTCGACTCGGAGTACAGCCGACGCTTCCAAGAGATCGAGGAACAGCGCCAAGCACAGGCGGCAATCCTTGAAAAAGAGCGCCGTCTCCAGGAACTGACTTCGTTCCGCCAGCGACGACTGTCTGAGGAGACGGAGAACATCGTTCCCGAACTCCTGGACCTCGTGTCAGGAAACACGGAGGAGGAGATTGAGAACTCAATTGCCGTACTTCGTGAACGAAGTTCTGCTATTCTGGAATCAATCCAGCAAGCGACTCAGCAACAGCAAGGTCGTTTGAGGGGAGTGTCGGTAACGGCACCTCCCGTTGGGCCTACGGAAACTCAAACGGAATACCAGACGTTGTCTGCGGATGACATTCGCAACATGACGATGGACCAGTATGCGAAGATGCGTGAACGGCTCCTGAATGCCCGACCTAATCGTGGTCGGTTCTAAGCAACTAACAACAACAACAAATCCACGGAGGATTTAAAATGGCATTTCCAGCCCCAGCAGGCGGTGCGGTAACGGGAGCAAACCTTGCGTCAATCACGACGACGGGTTACTCGTCCGACACCACCCTGTCACCCGCAATTCAGACAATCTGGTCCAAGGAAATCTTGTTCCAGGCAATGCCCGTTCTGCGCTTTGAGCAGTTCGCAGTGAAGAAGACCGAACTCGGCGTCATGCCTGGTCTCACTGTTAACTTCATGCGCTACAACAACCTTTCGACGGACGACGCCGTTGGCGCCGAACTGACTGAAGGTGTGCGACTTGAGCCGAGCGCTCTGTCCGCCTCGCAGATTCAGATCACCGTGAAGGAACAGGGTAAGGCAGTTGCCGTCACCGAACTGTTGCTCAACGCAGCATTCGATGACGTCATGGCATCGGCTTCCCGTCTCCTCGGTCGCCACATGGCGCAGTCGATGGACATCCAGGCACGCAACACGCTGTACAGCGCTGGCGTTCCGTTCGGCGGCGGTGCCGCTGTTGCTCCGAGCGTTGTGTTCGGTCGCACTGCAGCCGCAAGCCGTGGTTCGCTTGCTCCGTACGAGTACGCAGCCGCTGGTTCGGCTTCGGCCCCTGGCTACTTCTCGCCTGCAACCGTTAAGGATGCCGTCGAAGTGCTCGCTGGTCAGAACATTCCTCGCCTTGGCGACACGTACGTGTGCTTCGTGCACCCGTCGCAGAGCCGTGCGCTGCGTGACTGGCCTGAGTTCATCGAAGTCACCAAGTACGCCGCTCCTGGCAACTTCATGCTCGGTGAAATCGGTCGTCTCTACGACGTCGTGTTCATCGAGACCACGCAGGTGCTCAAGGGTCAGGCTTCCACGGATGTCGTCGACGTCAACCCGTCGTCGAACGGTTTCCAGGACCCGACCTCTGACTCGTACAGCGCCATGATGATCGGAGACAACGCATTCGGTCAGGCAATCGCTCTGCCCGTCGAACTCCGTGACGGTGGCGTCATCGACTTCGGTCGTGAGCACGGTCTTGCTTGGTACGCAATCTGGGGCTTCGGTGTCATCACCCATGAGTCCCGAGTGCTTATCAACACCAAGGGTGGCGCTCTCGCCTGATTCAGGCAATCGATGTGAGTTGGGGGTGGGGCGCAATTTGCCCCGCCCCCCTCTCCATCTATGACAAAATGTTCAGTAAGGAGTAATCAACATGGCTAAAAGAAAGATTGCGGAGTTCGTCGAACAGGACGAGAACCAGGTCGAAGAGCAACCAGTAGTCGTAATGCCTGACGAAGTGCAGGCACGCATCAAGGGAACTTGGACGATGTACTGGGGTCAGCGGGTCTTCAACTTCGTTGATGGCACTCGATACTCGGTCCCTCGTGACCTCTACGCCTACCTCCGAAAGAACGGAAACATCTACGACACTCTGTGAGGTTTAAATGGGTTTCACAGTCCCTAATGCGACGGATTACTCAGCAAACCTCATCGCTTCTCTTGATCAAGCGGAGCCAGATGCCCTTGACTTTGAAGTCTTGGGTCACCGTAGTGATGCCGTAATCTCTGGTGGAGACATTGTCTCCGTGACCACTGCTGCTGGCAATAATCCAGCCGCATACTTGAACGTTCAGTTGTCCACTGTAGAAGTTCGTATTGATAACGAGTACGGAACGATCACTGGTTCCACGGTAATCATCCCTCTTGCTCCCGCCACTACTGACGCACGCTTTGATTTAATCTGTGCGTATAACAACAACGGCACGTTTCAGTTTGCGGTTGTGACTGGAACAACAAGTGCAACAAACCCAGTATTTCCAACACTTCCCGCTTCTCAAATCCCGCTTTATGCGGTGTACGTCAAGAATACTTTTAATCAAACGCACGACACGGAATTGCTTGTCGACAAGCGGGTAGTAAGCCCGTCAACGATTGCTAGAAAGAGTTCCTCAGCGCCTTCTGGGTCCACTGGCCTTGTTGGTGATACTCATATCAACACCACTGTCGCAAGCAACACTGGTCAGTCTCAGGTTTATGTAAAGACTGGGGCAACCACGTGGACAAACCTTGCTCAGTACGTTCAAACTCTTTCTACAAACACTGCCAACTCGATTGTGTATCGAGACGCAAGTGGTAATTTTGCCGCTGGTGCGGTGACCGCAACATCCTTTACGGGATCTGGCGCTGGTCTTACTTCCATTCCTGGAAGTGCTATTGCAAGCGGTGGTATTGGAACTACCCAGTTAGCAAACGGAGCGGTGACCGTTGACAAACTTGCCGCTGGTGCCCCTCGTGCAGGATTCAACTCAACACAAGCAACCGCAACAATTACTTCAAACAACTACACACTGGTGGCTAGTGACTTGGGAAAACTAGTTGAATTAGGCCCGACTACTGCAAATATGACTGTCACGGTTCCCACGGATTCAGTGGCGTTCTCTGTTGGTGATCGTGTTGACCTATTACAAACAACTGGAACGTATGTTGTCACTATTCAAGCGGCTGGTGGTGTGACCCTAAATGCGGAGGGTAACAAATTCAAGTTAAAGGGTCAGTGGGCCGCTGCCACTCTGGTGAAGCGAGGCGCTAATACGTGGGTGCTTATCGGTAACTTGATTGCGTAGGGCTTATGATTCCAGGAATTATTGAATCGGCTCGATCGGTAGTGCCGTTCACAGATACTTTCAACAGGGCTAATAACGCCAATATTGCCACGATTGAGTATGAGTGGATAGAAGTAAGAGGCGATTGGCAAATAAGTTCCAACACTGCCTTTACACCCACCACTGCGTCTTCCTATCCGCTTGCGGTTTTTGACTCTCAAAAGTCTGATGGGTCGTTTAGAGCAACCAGTAGTGGTAGTGATAATGCTGGCTTTGGAGTTTCTTTTTGGGTTAGAAATGCCAACAACTGGTGGGCTGCCGTCACACAATCTGTAACAACTGGTGGTACGTCCTCGGCATACACATGTCCAGAGGGTGGAACACTTAGCGGAACAACGTGTCTTAGAACCTGCACGTCTTCAACCACTACCTTCTCTGGGGGCACTTGCCCAAACAACCAATCTGTCACTCCAAACAGTCAATGCATTTGTAATGATCCAGGCGGTTGTGCTTGTTCGGGAGACCCCGTCGACCCAGCAACCTGCACCTGTTACAGCGGTTTTCTTGGATTTACTGATAGCATGGTTCCAAGTTGCGGTGCTATTGGTGGTTATGCATTCAACGGCGTTTGCTACCAAAACATAAGGAGCGGTGCTGTAAACCCTTATTCCTATCCAGGAAGCGGTTGTACTGCCAATACTACAACCACTAGTTTTAACTGCGACTACCCCGCAACACTGACGACTGTAAATACTACGGTATACACGCACACAATGCGTATTATTAAAAGTGAAAGTGGAGTCGTTTCAGAAGTTGCGTCATCCACGTTTTCTAATACTGGTTCCGATAACTATCTATCTACTATCCAAGTATCTACAAACATCAACAGTATTACTGTGACTGGCGTGCGTGGTGGCTCTTCAGTATCCTTTAACCACACCGCAAATAACCCGCAGTTTGGAACACAGCATGGAATCATCATTGCTCCAGCCACACGAGGACAAAGCACAAGGATTGATCAATTTGAATACATCAACTGATGACCGCATGGAACTATCCAAGAGCCGTTATGAGATTTGCCGTGGCTGTGATAGGTTCTTTAAACCAACTGGTACGTGTAAGGAATGTGGGTGTTTCATGAAAGTGAAAACCCTAATCAAATCACAAAAATGCCCATTAGGAAAGTGGTAACAACATGTCAAATCATTACGAATTGTTTGAATCAAACGTTGGGGTCCTCGTCATGTTTAGGGACGAAATCATTGCACTTCACGAGTACGTGAGACTCTTTGACGTTATTGATGAGAACCCTGAGTTTTTAAAAGATTTGAAAGGATTCATTGCTGAAGGTTTGGAGAAGCATTCTGCATTTGCCGTCGAGTCATTCAACGGCCCCACCCACCTTGCTGCCGTTGACAGCATCCAGGTGTACATCAATGCGATGCGCCTTTACTCAATTCTTGCAAATCAGGAATACCCACGATACGCACACGCCAGACAGGAGGCGATGAAACTTGACTGAACGAGACCTCCCCCTTCCCAGCGGAACCGTCACCGATATCAAACGTGTACGTGCCGTCATGTCACACCGTGTACATGAAGAGCGCTCAGAGATCAACCAGCCAGCAAGCGACAAGGTTCCTGGGAGCGGTTCGGGCGACCAGTAATTGAAGTAAACTGGTAGCATGACTCTGTATTCGGACGCCATCCTCAAGGACGTCACAGAGGTAGCCCGAACCTACCTTCGGGACTTCCCACGATTCTTTCAAGTGTCTTTAGATGCGGTTGGGCGCACCTATGAACTTGGAAACCCAAACATCGACGCTGACACCTTATGGGTAGCCACGACTACTGGCGCCTCGGCAACCCAGTTGTCCCCGCTCCAGTATTCGTTGGACGATCGAAACGGAATCCTTCGTCTCGGTTCCACCCCAGCCGCCAACACCAAACTGATGGTCGAAGGGTACTACTACGAATGGGTATCGCCTGCTGATCTTGAGTTCTACGCAAAGCAGTCAATCAACCAGCATGTGTTCAGTCTGGATATTCCGCTCGAAAACATGGCACAGGTCATCATCGAAACGATTGGTATGGGAACGATCGTTGAGGTACTCATGGGACTGATGTCCGAATTCAGCCGTGATATTGACGTCATGACCTCCGAATCCGTTCACATCCCCGCCAGTCAGCGTTTCAGAATGGTGCAATCATTGCTGACCTACTGGTCTCAGCAATACGACAAACAGGCACGTGCCCTCAACATTGGCGTTGACCGCATCGAAATCTTCAATCTTCGACGTGTCAGTCGCACAACCAATCGCTACGTGCCCATTTACAAGCACAAGGAACTCGGTGACTACGGTCCAATCGAGCGCATCTTCCCGAACGAGGACAAACAAGTCATCGAACTTGAAGAGGCTCCGATTGACAAACTGCGTGAGGATGTCTATATCGACGCCAACATTCCTCCCAATTATGTCAGTAATACGTTCATATGACGGACATTCGGCGTGAACTAAACCTCATACGCCGCCGTTATCGTGAACACACGAGGAACTACGGCGAGACTGTGGTGTGGTTTGAGTTTGTTCCCCACACCACCCCAGCAGGTGCTGGTTCTCAATACGACGACGTATATGACGAGGGCCCACGTGGTGTCGGAGGAAAGAAGTATAAGAACGGGGTGACTATCCCTGTCCTAACAATTGCGGAACGTGAGGACGAAAAGCGTGCAATTCCAGAGGGACGACAGCCCGTAGAAATTACCAATTTTGTTGCTTCGGTGGAGGATTTTAGGTCGGCTGGTATTGAATACCCTTACGAATACCAACGTCGATTGAACGATATGTTCCTGTACGACGGTCGTTATTTCAGCGTCCATAACTACAAGGTCCGTGGTCGGCTGCGAGATGACGTGCTTATTTTGGTGGAAGGGTACGAAATCTACATTGACCAAGAGATGCCATTTGACCCAGGCCCGCAAGCAATGGGGGTCGTCGACCTTCCGTGGCCCTCCACTATCGCCAATCTCTGATAAAATTGATTTGCTTTCGACGAGCGTCGTAAGCCACAACTGCCCAGAACTTTGAGAGGATTGCCATGGTTGGCTATTCCAAAACGTCCATTCCACTCAGTTCTGACCCCATCTTTGCACCAGTTTCAAACTCGATTGCTCAGGCAGTTAATCAAATTCCAAAAACAATTCAAAAGACTTTAATTTCAACGATCAACAATGATTTAAAAATGTTGCGGGACGTTGTGGCACAAGAGAATCCAGAACTTGCTAAAACAATTAATGCGGTAGTCAAAGACGGTAAGTTGTTTTACTCAATGGATGGCGATGCCGCCCCAAACCTTGAATATGGAAATCTAGAGCAGGCACCTCGGGCGTTCTTAAGGAAAACGGCTGAACGTACCGCACGAACGCTTGAACAGCGTATTGCAAAGGTTACTCGCCTATGAGTCGTGCTGGTTTTCTTCTTGCTGAAGATGAGGCGCTCAAGATTCGTTTAAGCACTGTGACGGTAAGTGACGACAGGAATGCGTCCCGACCAGTCAAAGTATTCTTCAGATATCCAGACGGTGAAACTGAACGGCAGTATCCGTTTATTACCATCGACCTTCTTGATATCAACCATGCAAAAAACAGACAACATTCAGACGTTACTTTGTACACAAATTTGAATACCGACCACCCCAATGTCATCAAGTACTGGCCTAATACGTCTTCTGCCAGTTCTCCCGAAATGACTGGTGACGATTTCTACCGAAGCAATGAGTTCATTCCGATCGACTTGATGTATCAGGTCGCCACCTACTGCCGAAGTGCCCTCCATGACAGGGAACTAACCTCCCAGATGCTTTCTTCTGTGGTACCGTTTCGCTACAACTCAATCAACATTGGGGTTGACGGAACCAGCCGAAGGCTTGACCTTTTGGACTGGTCGGCTGCCGACATGTTGGACCCAGAGGCTGGGTACAGGAAGCGAATATTTCGTAAAATATACACGTTACAAATGTCGTCAGAACTGCCGACAGCAGCACTAATTGGGATCAAGAAAGTTCTATCCGTATCAACTACACTTGAACAGACAAATTAAACAGGTCTGTCGAGTCTAACTTCTCAGGAGTAAAACAATGGCATACGATCGCCCAGGGGTATACGTTCAGGAAGCCCCGTTCACTAGCAACGTCGCAAACCGCACGGCAGTCACTGCTGCGGCATTTGTTGGCACAGCCGAGCGTGGTCCAGCAACGCCCGTTCTTTTGACTTCGTGGAACGAGTACAAGACCAAGTTTGGTGACATCACCAGCGGTTACGATCTTGGTTACGCCGTCTATCACTTCTTTGCAAATGGTGGTCGTGACGTCTACGTGTCACGTGTTATCGACACCACCGCTGCTGCTTCTACGTTCACCTTCACTGGAACGGTGACGGGCGCATCTGGTTCGTCAACGTTGTTCCAACTTGATGCTGCTTCCAAGGGCGCATGGGGCAATGACCTCTCGGTGACCTTGACGTTCGACCCAAATACGCTGGCTGACGTTACCACCGCTCCCAAGTTGCAAGCCTCAACGTTGTTTGCTCTGTCGGTAACTCTGACGAAGAATGGTGTTGCCACCGAAGTTGAATCATGGCAGGAACTGTCGTTTGATTCGACGTCAAGCCGTTACTTCAAGAGCGTTCTCGATCTCTATTCCGCTTATGTGAAAGTGAACGGTACCCCAGCAACAATTGGAAGCGGCGCAACCGTGTCCGTATCTGGTGTATCGGTTGGCGACTATGTCACGTCATTCACTCTTGCCAGTGGTTCTGATGCAACTAACCCGAGCGCAGTTAGCGCTGATACGGAATGGGCAACCGCAGTTTCAAACCTTGATTCGGTTCCTGGTCCGCTGTTGATCAACCTCGTTGGTCAGACGGCGACTACCCGCATCAACAACGCACTTCTGTACGCCGCAAATCGTGGAGACGCATTCGTCATCATTGATTCGGATTTGACCACACTCACCAAGAACCAAGTGCAGACCGCCGTTGCAAACTACAGCGCTTCCACCTATGGTTCATACGGTGCGGTGTACTTCCCCGCATTGAAGATGTACGACCCAGCCAAGAGTGGTCCAACGGCTATTCGTGACACCCACGCAGGTGGTGCGATTGCTGGTGCATTCGTTCGTTCTGAAAGCATCCGTGGTGTCGGAAAGGCGCCCGCTGGTTACGACCTCGACCTGCAAAACGTGTTCGGTCTGGTTGCTACTTTGAGCGATGCCGATCAGGGTGAGTTGTACAAGACCAACAACGTCAACTGCTTGCGTACGATTCCTGGCGGCGGCACCATCATCAACGGTGCACGAACGCTCTCGAAGAACCGTCCAGACCGCTACATCACCATCCGCCGTACGCTCTCGTACTTGCGAGTGGTCTTGAAGAATCAGACGGAGTTTGCGGTTTTTGAACCCAACGATGAGCGGCTGTGGGATCGAATCAAGGTGTCGTTGACCAGCACCCTGACTGACTTCTGGGCGAAAGGAAACCTCAAGGGCTCCTCGCCTGCGTCGGCTTTCTACATCGTCTGTGACAACACAAACAATACCCAAGCGTCCATCGAAGACGGATACGTCAATATTGAGGTTGGTGTTGCACTGCAATACCCAGCCGAATTCGTAATCATCAAACTCACCCAGTTCGCTGGCGGCACCGCCAGTGCAATCTAAGGAGAACGTTAGAACATGGCAAATACGCTTCGAACAGACCCGCTTCGTAATTTCAAGTTTCGGGTTCGTATCATCCCGAAAAATCAGGGAACAAACCTTGCAAACAAATTGAAGGAGTTGTCTGAACTGGGTTTTGCACAAGTCAGCGGTATTTCGGTCACCAACGAAGTGATCACGTACCGTGAAGGCGGAATGAATACCCACCCGCACAAGATGGTTGGACAGTCAGACTTTGCTCCCGTGTCATTTGCACGTGGTGCGTTTGCTGGTCAGGACCAATTGTTCCAGTGGCAAAAGTTCCTCCACGCATGGTTGGGCGGCGGCGTCAGTGGCGAAACTGGTTTGGCGACGGGTGACGGTGATTATCGCTGCGACATCCTCGTCCGTGTCTATGACCACCCGCATACTGCCACCGAAACCAACAACGGTGGATTGCAGTACCAGTGGGACGGCGACACGCAGTCTGCGAACATCGTTCCTGGAAACGTCAAGTTCCAGTTCAAGTTGTACAACGCATGGCCTGGTGCATATGCCCTGACCGATCTCAACGCTGGTGACAACGGCATCCTGATTCAGTCAATGACCGTCCACCACGAAGGCTTCTACATCGACTGGAGCGGCACCGAGGATCTCGCCAACAAGTAGTATTACAACTAAGTTTCATAGAAGGAGCAGTAAATGGATATTAGTCAGCAGGCCGACGCCCTCAACAAGGCGATGGAAGACGACGTTCCAAAAATCAAATCTGCGCCTCAACCAGTTGTAGAACTGATTCGTGGAGTCCTCAACAAAGAGACCGACGTGTGGGAAACCAACGCACTGGTCCGTGAATTGAACGGTTTTGACGAGGAAGCCATTGCTTCAATTGACAGTCGCAAGATGGTCTATCCCGAGTTTATGTCGTTTCTTTTGAAGCGTGCCGTCGTAAAGATTGGCACGATCGAGGTTGCGGACAATCCAAGCATCATTGACCAACTGATCATTGGTGACCGTGACCTGTTGTTCCTCGGGGTCATTGAAGCCACTTACGGAAAGACCCGTGAATACCAAGTAACCTGCAGGGCCTGCGGTTCATCCAACGACGTGTTTGTATCAATGGACGAGTTCAAGCGCAAAGAAGCAACGTTTGACGTCAGAGAGCATTTGAGCGTCGAATTGTCTAATGGCACTACGGTGAAACTGCGCCTACCCGTTGGGTTCGACAGTCAGCACGTGGCTAAGAAAGCCAAAACCACCGCTGAACAAAACACCCTCATGATTGCCCGTTGCCTCATCGCAGACAAGGGAGTCAACGTCGAAGAATGGGCAAAAAGCCTCAATCTCAAGGACCGAGCCCTAGTAATCAAGACCTTGATGGAAAACCAGCCTGGTCCAGAGATCGGGGAGGTGAATGCCCAGTGTGCCACGTGTGGGGAAGACCTAAACATCGTGCTTGATTGGGCATCCCTTCTATTCAGTTAATCTGGTTCATATATACTGGGAATACGACTCGATAGCAACGGCATACAAGGGCTTTACGCTCACGGACATACAAAACATGACGGTTCGTCAACGGACGTTCTGGTCAGCGATGGGTAGATGGCGTAAGTCTGGAGATAATTGATGCCTGAATATAACGAGCCAAACCTTGGTGGTGGGTCGCTAGGCGGCTCAGACCCTTTTGGCGACACGCCCAGCAACACTGTATCGACACCCGTAGACACTGGTCGATCCGTTCGAAATATTGCATCAATCTTTAACAGCATTGAAAGTGGTGTGCAACGCACTAACCGTGCATTGGAGCGCATGCTAAACACCACACGACAAATTGGTCAAAACATGCGTCGGTGGTCGGGGGAGGACCAGGGAAATGAAGGCTCTGGAACAACTACAACTTCTGGTGCTGTTGGTGGTGCCATTCGTAGCGGATTGTCGTCTGTAAGGGGCGGTTTCCTAAAAACAAAGGCTGCCCTTAGTTCTCCGACTGGGGGTTATGCGGCACTTACCGCATTTCAAATGGGACAACAAGCGGTTGCTGGTCTTGACCAGCGTGTAAACAATGCTTACGGAAATCTTCTCGCTAATGATCGTTTGGCTGTTCTGTATCAACAAACTCAGGGAATAACTCAAAACCAATATTACGACAACTATAGACAACCATTGCAACAATTTAGGTTAGGTGCTGGTGGTATTAATACATTGCTTGGACTAGAAGCCCAAACAGGTATTCGTGCTCAAGGTCAAGCAGCATCCATTCAAGGACTTTCCGCTGCAAGCGGTTACGCATATGGGACTCAAGAGTTTGCTCAAATGATTAAGACGTTGGCTAACCCAATGGTCAACAATCGAATGACGATGACTCTTGGAACTGGTTTGTACGGACCAGGCGGTTCCCAACGGTCGATGACGGACATCTTCCAAAGCGTGGTTCGTGGCGCTGGGTTGACTAATGAACGATTGATTAGAAGCGGAAAACAGGTTGGTTCGCTGACCCGTGCCCGCCTTTCTTCCTTGGGCATTCCTGAAGACATGCATGACTTAATTCTTCAGTATGCAGAAGAAAACGTCCAGTTCCAAAGAAAGACTGGCGGTCAACAAGGGATGTATGACCCGTCAAAGCAAGCCCACCGTCAAGAAATGGGCATCGAAGAAAACTTTGCAACACAACGTGAAGAAACAACTCGTTTAGCGGAACTTCGTGATGAGAAATTCTACAATCGTCAAAAAGACAACATGGCGGCTCTAGAAAAAAACACACAAGCAATAATTGGATTACAGACGTCGATGGAAGAAGTCTTCCAATCAGTAATTGGTAAGCGCATAAGTTATCGTGGCGGAATGGTGGCGAGAGCGGCACGGGGATTGCTTAGCGTTGGAATGATTGGCGCTGGAGTAGCGACTGGAATTAGTGCAGGTTGGACTGGTGTTGGGCTTCTTGCTGCTGGAGGACTTATCAGTTCTGGAACCGCTGGTTTGATGGGAACATTACAAGGAGGAGGGCCAGGTGACGGTACTGAAACAGAGAGCACTGGCAAAGGTAAGTCATCTGGTGCTGTTTCAGGAAAACAACCAACCAAACTTTCAAACTTCAACAATCTAAACAGTACGTTTAGAGAGCGTCTTGACAATCTGATCAATGCATCTGGTGGAAAAGTGTGGGTGGGTACAGGGTTCCGTTCATCTGCTGCCCAACGACAGTTGTTCTTGCGGCGTTACACACGCACCGATGAAAAGACAAGCATCTTTTGGGACGGATCGTACTGGAAGAACACCTCTGGAGAACCTGATGCTGCTCCTCCAGGAATGTCGATGCACGAAATTGGTCTTGCTGCGGACATGGACGGTGACCTCAATTGGTTGCAACAAAACGCTGCTCGCTTTGGTTTGAAGACGTTTGCAGACGTGAACAACGAGCCGTGGCACGTACAGCCAGCAGAGTTGCCAAACAGCCGTCGACAGTACGAGGCTGCAGGAGCCCCGTGGGGCACCATTGCGGGGGCTGAAAGATTGGACCCAGAGGCGTTCTTTATGGGTTCCGAATCCCGTGGTGGGGTGACGGATGGGTTATCAAAATCGTCCGCTGGTAGGAACATTGAGTCTTATTCACAAATGTCCATTTCTGATTCGATCAGCGCTGCTCGTGCATCAAACAGAATAACGATGGGCGGGATGGTTGGGAGAAGTGGATCGTCACGCAACGGGGGAGGAACAGGCAGGGGAAGGAAGACATTAAAAGGGGTGGAGGTTGCCAAGATTCTTTGGCAGGCTGGATTCCGTGGCGACGACCTAATCAAGGCTCTTGCAATTTCTCACCGTGAGTCTAGCGGTTGGAACGTCAACGCTTTCAATCCAAATAAAGAAACTAAGGATCTTTCATACGGGTTGTTCCAAATCAACATGCTTGGGGACATTGGTAAATGGCGTCAAGGATTCTTCGGTATCAAAGAAAACGAAGAATTGTTCAATCCAGAAACAAATGCTGCCGCTGCATACAAACTCTATGCACTCCGAAAGAAAGAGGGCAAAGACCCGTTCTACGACTGGGGCGGTTACAAGGGCAAGGAAGCAACATACAGCACCGATCTTCGAAACGCTTACAATGTCGCACGTAGTTCTGGTTATTTGAGTAGAGAAGGCGATCCAGTAATGCCCGTTCGTGGAGGAGGGGGCTCAACTGTCATTGCCTCTGGGGATACAATCAACATTTCCCCAAACATCTACATTCAATCAACTGGTAGCACAGACGTTGACGCAAGAAGGGCCGCTGAGGAATTTTCACGCATCTTTTCACAGAATTTGAAAATTGCGGCACTTAGGAGATCATAATGGCATCAACTTATAGTAACGACCAGTTTTACAACTGGAAGTCATATGAATCACTTAGCCCAACATCCAGAACTGCGAACGACAATCCAGAGTTCTTGTGGCCTCCCAACAATAGAAAACTTGCAAACGTATCTTCTAAGAAGGATGGTACTGGAGGACCAGTAACTCAAACTGTCCAGCGTGGTTACATGCGCATGCTGTCGGAGGCACTGGGAAAGTCTTCTACAAACCCAACACTAAGAACTCTTGGTTCACACAGGCTGTTTTTCCAATTTAATCCCGACACCATTACCCGTTCCGTGGCTGCACGAAACGACATCCAGTACTGGATGAACATGGATCCAATTCAATTGACACAACCAATACCAGGAGATCAAAACTTTGCGTTTGAATTGCTATTCAACCGAGAGGCTGAGGTGGCTTCTGGGACCGTTAAAAACCTAAAGACGTTTGTGAGTTCTGATGCTGGTCGAAGGTTTGATCAGTTTTCAACACTCTTGCCAACGCAAGATCCCTCCAAAGTGGGAGTGCTTGCTGATTTGTACCAGTTTGATCGAATCATTGGGCAAGGAATTAGTCGTGATGTCATCTCTGCATACCTCAACAACGCCGAACTTCTCAGACAAAAACAAATAAACGAGCAGAAAAAGGACGCAAACACGGGGGACGAAGAGGATAAAGAAACCGAACTAAAGCCGTTATCTGAGGATGACCGCAAGTTGATAAGTCAAAACATCAGTATTAATGTTGGAAACTCTGCGTTCTTGGTTGCCAATCCAATTCGTATCGTGTTTTCTTCATTGTTCATGGTCGAGGGGTACGTCACACAAACACAGGTTGTTTTCAACAAATTCAACCAAGACATGGTGCCTACCCAATGCGTTGTCAATCTAAGCATGCAGGCCCTGTACATCGGAGCAGCAAAGAAAGACACGTTCCTCACCTTGAATGGACCAAAGATAGAAAATGTTTATGAGGAGCAGGAAGAAAAGACGGAGGAGGAAAAGAAACAACAAATATTTATCAAAGACTTTGCAGACAAGGGCTTTAAAAAAGTAAACAGACGTAGTGGCTACCCTGCTGTGCAGGGTGCCTATGACTTGCTTGATCCAAAAGGTGCAAGAAAGTTGTACTTTTCGGTAGAGCCAAGCGACCAGTTAAAGAACGTGATAAGACAATCGCAAATTCAAACAATAACTGCCAATGCCACGTGGACGGTCAAGTACGTTGAAAATACGTCGTCAAAGCCAGCCTCTACATATGACTATGGAAAAACTTGGGAAGCCACATCGTCAGTAGATCTTGAATTGAATGATCTCAGTCAAGTCTATATTCTTTCTTTTGATAGACCAGAAATGGTTACTGGAAGCCTGGTGGACACGACGGACACCTCTAAGTACACGATGGATATCGTAATATCGTTCACGTACTTGGCATTAAACGGAACAAATTATGAGTCAATACAAAAAATAAAGTGGTCAACAAACATTAGGTACAAACCATCTTCGGCACAATTGAACGGCCCGCTAACGCAATTCACCAATAACTACACACTTTCTAATGGATGACCTATGTCAGTGAACAGTTCCTCCCGCTATACGACCTCGATTGATGAGCGCACTGGTCGTGTCATAGCGGTAAAAAAGGTGCAAAAAACAGTGACGTTTGACAGGTATACGTCATCGCAGGGCGATTCTTTTGACACCCTTGCCCACAAAGTATTTGGCAATCCGCAAGAATACTGGAGAATTGCCGACCTGAACCCCGCAGTAAAGTACCCCAACGAGATTGAAGTTGGAACCGTAATCCGCATTCCAAAATGATATTCAAAAGTAACTTCCCAACTTCACCAGACGTGGACATCATAATTAGCGATGTCTCCGTCGACTACACATCTATTGAGTCTGTGGAAGTTGACTTTGAAGAAAACGCACATGATATGGCTGTACTGACGTTCGTTGGATTACCAGCCAAGGCAGTTACGGACTATATAAACGCCCCAGTGTCAATCACCATTTCGACCAGCCCAGCACGTACATCCTCATTCAACGGTTACGTGACGTACGTAGAACCAGAATTGATAACCCGTCGTGGTTTGATTAACAACAGCCCTGTTCAAAGAGCCAAGGTGGTCTGCTTTGGGGCAAGCATTGAGATGGTGGAAAAGAAAAGCAAAATTTGGGAAAACATATCTATGCCTCAATTGGTAAAGAAAATTGCCAATCAATACGAGATGTCCTACTCAGTTCCCGACGATTACTTTGTTTGGGATAGGGTACTTCAAAATGACAAATCAAACTGGGAAATATTGGTTGAGACTTGCAACTCACTGGGCTACTTTGTTACTGCAAATGGCACGCACATACACATATATGATCCGTACAAGGTTTTGTCACGACAACTTCCATATGTCGAATTGACAAGCGTTCGTGGATCTAAGGGTTCCGTAAGTACTATTCCTGGTCGCATTCTGGAACTTACTGGAACTTTTGGAGAATACACTCCTAACGGCAACTCTTCTGCATTTAAATACGTCGGTATAGACAACAGCGGAAACCTCATAAGCACAGAAACCTTGGATGATGTTGAGGACTTTTCTGGTCTTGGACAACGAGTCGACTCAAAGCACATAGACACGGTAACCAAAGATGTCACGTCTTTAGAAATGCTAAAACGTTTTGCGGGGGCGGCACTTAGAAAACGATATCCGTATAACGTCTCAGTATCGACTATTGGATTGGCAGAACCAATGCCTGGATCTGTAGCCAAACTAGATGAATATGACTCGTACTTTGATGGTTACTGGCTGGTTCGATCGGTAAAGCACATGGTGACCAGATCCAACTATGTAACCAAGTTGTCTTTGTCATCGGACTCAACTAACGGGTCTTTGCCACTTATTCGCCCCGTCGGGGCATTCAAGCAACCTCCAACAAGTGTTTTGAACAATAAAAACACGTGGGTTGCTGAGTACGCAATGGAGGACATCTATGCTAGATAGTCCAACGTTCCGTGCCACGGTCGTTTACTCCAACAGTGACAGTGGAGAAATACGTGTTCGAATACCCTCAATTGGGGGATTGGACGACACCGTACCAATCTCATTCATTGGTAGAACAAAGTACAATGGGGTATGGCCCGTTCCAGCAATCGGCTCACAAATCGTAGTCACCACCAGCGATGATTACTTGTACAACGTATATTGGGTACAAGTACAGCCGTCAGAAACAACACAAAACGACATTGCAGAAATAAAAAATCAAATAGATGCTTTAATGTTAGGTATCTTTTCTTGAGGTTCTATGCCGTCAATTAAAACCCCATTCTCAATATCTTCTTCTGGCAAGGTCAGCATGACGACTACGGCTGCGAGGGTTGTTGAACAACAAATCGTTGACATCATGACAACTAGTTCGTTTGAACGAGTAATGCGTCCTTTGTATGGCGCAAATGCCATGCAACTGATATTTGAACCAGTTGATGATTTGATTTACAGTGAGTTCAAAGTCGAGGCAATGGAACAACTTAACAAGAACCTTTCTGGAGCATTTGTAGTAGACGTTCAGATAACCGCAGAAGACTCTCCTTTCATTTCCGATGAAAGTGCAAACTCAATTACCATTACAGTAAGTTATTCAATGAAATTGGGGACACTACAAACCTTTTCTTTTAATCTTGTCCTACCGTCAACACTTACTGAGGAAAGCACCATATGACCGTTTTTGATTACACGAGCCGTGACTATGCGTCGATTCAAGAAGACTTGTTGGCACGGGCATCCGAAGTACTACCAGAGTGGACAAGCCGTGACACGTCGGACTTTGGAATGCTCATGGTCGATCTTTGGTCCTACATGGGAGACATTTTGCATTTTTATGTTGACAGGGCTGCACGTGAGGCGTTCCTTGACACGGCTACGCAAAGAGAAAGCGTGCTTGCTATCGCCAACCTACTTGACTACATCCCAGTCGGTCGACGTTCTGCTTTTGCCACTATTTCATTGAATGCATCGCAAACATCTGCAACTGACAGCGCCCCGATATTTATTCCGCAATACACACGCTTTGTTGCCACCCCATTGGTGGACACTGCACCGTCAGTTATCTTCACCCTTAACTCGCCAATTGCTTTTGTGGCAACTAGTACTGGGGCAAGTGCGGACCTAGAGTCGGATGGTGTCGTTTATACAACGTATCCAAAAACACAGGTTGTGTCGGTGGGTGTTACTGAGGGAGAAAGGTTTGAAGAAACATATACATCATCTGGTCAAATTTCCCAACGTATTCGTTTGAAAAAGGCAGGTGTTGTAAATGAAAGCGTAACCATCCTTGTGGGCGAAGGACCAAATGGTCAAGACCTCCTGTATGCCTTTTCTGAACGTTTGATCTCGGGGACAAGTTCTTCCAGAACCTTCACCATAGAGACAAATGCTGAGGGTGAGGCAACGGTGGTATTTGGAAACGGCATCAATGGGAGGGTGCCAACTACGAATGCTCCAATAAAAATCACATACCGACGAAGTAGGGGTGCAGCAGGGAACGTGTTGGCGGGAGCCATCAAATCATTGGAAAGCACTACCATCCTCAACAAACCGTCACTTGATGGTCTTGTGATTGTTCCAAACACTGTCCGTGCCGCTGGTGGTTTTGATTCGGAATCAATAGTTTCAATGCGTGCAAATATCCCCGTGTCGTTCCGCACACAAGATAGGGCCGTGTCTCTACAAGATTATAAGGACATTGTAAAACGGGTTAGTGGGGTGGTCAAATCAACGGCATACTTAAACAACAACACGGTAGAGATTAGAGCAGTCGAACCACAGGCATCGTACGGTTCAAGTGAAACATTAGTGCTGTCGGCGGACACCGTCACTGCTATTGAAGATTATTTGGAACCTCGTGAAATCGTATTTGTGAGTTCCAACGTTGGGGCTTCGGTATCTTTGACACGTGTCAACTTTGCCGCAAACGTAAACGTTCAAGACGGCTATGTTCGAGAAGACGTAAAAGACAAAGTAGACACTGCGGTTCGTGAGGTATTTTCCTTTGACAACATGGATTTTGGAGCAAGCGTCTCTCTGGGTACTCTCTACAGAACGATCTTGGACGTTGATGGGGTGGACTATGCGGTCATTACCAAATTAACCACAACTCAAAACAACGTCATTGATGACACAAATGGTTTTAAGGGAGTGATTGCTGCAGATACATCAATGTTGGTGATAAGCACTTCTTCGTCATATACATTGACAATGAGCGGCGGAATAGTATCGATAGGCGGAAGTTAGTAGATGGCACGCACATCTTTTAGACTTCGACGTGTTGCTGGAGGTGGTGATGCAACGGGCGTTGGGTCGTACGTACGGGGTACGGACACACTGCAAAGCGTTGCGGGGGCATCCTCACTTGATCAGGACTCGGCGCTTCGTGCTGACGGAATAATCACAGTTACTGAAACCACGGATATCTCTGAGTTCTATGCTGCCGCCGTTCAATACAATGCCGTTTATTTACGTTGGACATTGACCGACGAAATAGTTGACGTCAATACGATCAATTCTGGAGAAAGCGGAATCGTAGGGGTGGCAGTTGTTTATTCAAAAACTGGTGCCCCGCAAACTGTGGTGGATGGGAAGATAGTCGTTAATGGAAGTGTTACGGAATATCTGCACCAAAACCTAATCCCATATAACGACAATGGTCAAACAAAGTTTTATGAAGAACCAGAGCCTGGTAAGTGGGCATACTACACGTTGTTTGCCTATATCAATACCGATGGTCCAAACGGAAGTTTTTATTACCAACGCCTTGCATCTCTCGAAGTAATCGTTCCTTTTAATTACGGTTCTTCTGACGAACTCTGGAGAAGGATTCCTCTCTACTACCGTGAGCAAGATTTAAAAAACAACAACCAACTGAAACGGTTTCTTGAGATTTTTGGATTTGAGGTTGATAGGACACGAACACTTATTGACAACGTAATGGTTCAATACGATCCACTGACGGCTGAGACTCAGTCAATTGAGCAGTTGTCAAACATGTTTGGATTGGAACTAAAACCGTCGGACATCGGTGTTTCAAAGGCACGGTCTTTGCTTTACGACGTTGGGTACTTGCGCAAAAATAAGGGAACTATCAGCGGTACAAGGGACTATTTGACGGCGGTTAGTGGAAGCCAGGTGGACATTATCTACAATGGGGCTTCTGCCGCACCGTATTACACAATAAGAGTTCACTCCGAGCGTGCCAACTTAGTTGCCGACCCTCGATTTGTCGTCACAGACAACAGCACGTGGCAAGTGTATTCGCAGAATGCAGTAACTGTAAGCACCACTCCATCAGAAGGCATAACGATAACTGCTGGTGCTTCTGGGAGTAAGGTTGCCATTTTGGGCAAAGTTGCAGTGCCTGTGAGCGCAGATAATAACTATTACATGTCTGCTGAATTTAGCACCTACCCTGCTTCGGTCGTAAGCGCTAGTTGGACAGGTGGTACCACATGGTCTAACTGGTCACCAAGCACCACAGCAGCAAGTATTTCCGTTGGTGTTGCCAACAGGTACGCCTATGAAATGTACAAGCCAACCGCTAGTGGTAATTATCGACCCGTGCTACTTCTGCAGTTGTCAGCAAACCAATCCGTCACATTGTACAGATGGATGGTTGAACCCAATAGAACTGGAGAGTTCTTTGATGGGAGCAGTGTACTGGGTGGATTCTTGTACCAGAACTATGTTTCTGACTACACGTGGTCTGGGACTGCGTATGCCTCATACTCTCAATACACAATGAACCGAAAGAAAACGCAAGACGCATTACTTCGTTTGATTCCAAACATCCTACCCGTGACGTTGTTGGGAACAGTTGGCAATCAACCAAAATATGCCATATCATTTGATTGGATTCCAGGAAGGCTTGTATGACTTATTTTCTCGCTGGTTTGGCTGTATATAAAGCAGTGCAAATGTTAGACGCACTTTCTCCACGGGAAGCGATGCCGTGGGTTAAAGTTCTCGTCGGAATCATCTTTGGATACGCTGCCGCATTTGTCACTAAAGTGGAAGACCCTGTAATTGCTGGCTTGACTATTGCCTCAATCGCCAGTGGTTGCCATTCCGTACTCCGCCTCGCTACGCTGTTAGGAGACATGGCCCTGGGCCGCATAGCCAAACAGTGAGGAGAACAACATGAAGTACGGACTTATTGGTTCCGACAAACACGTCAGTGACAAGGTCATTTATGACTCGTTGTCCGACGTCTATCGAGACAACGACGTCGTCTACATTTCGGACAAACTCATTGGTAACGAAACGATCAAGACGTGGCTTGAAGCCCTTTCCCCAGAGGCTCAGTTTGTAGCGACCACCGAAGTGATGGAAATACTTGCCAAAGAAAATGGCACCCTTCTTTTGATGTGGGACGAGGACAAACCCGAGTTGATGAACAAGTACGTAATCAATGCCGTTGATAACGGTGTCAAGGTATTGGATGTGTCAAACGGTTTGACACCCATCGTCGTTGAGGGAGTGGAACCATCGGTAAAAGATGAACCCACTAAAAAGTTTGCGGAACTGACCTACGAAGAACTTGTAGCAATGCCACTGTCCAAACTCAAGGCACTCGCAAATGAGCACGGTAACTACACCAAGAAACTGACCACGAAGTCGGCACTTGCCGAGGCAATCCTTTTGGGCAATGCCGAACAGGAAGAAAAGCCAAAGGAAGAAATACAGGCGCCAGTGGACCTTGGTACGTTCAAAATCGTCTCAAGCACGGGCACTAACTGCACAGTGGTCGTAGTGTTTTCCGATGGACGTGTAGTTACGGGTCAAGCACCCGAGCACAAAGTTGCCGAGGTATTTGGCTTTACTTCGTAGAAGCCCTCAACTGCCAAGCCCACTTCTGATGCTGGTCGATACGACCTGCAATGAAGTTAGCAATGCCCTGCTCGTCTGCTGAGGTGGCGTCTTTGAACGCTTTGTCCAAGGACTTGATGACGCCCTCGTTCAGTGTCATCAATGCTTTTGCCATTGCTTTGGGTTCGGGCTTAACTTCCTTAGTTTCGATCGTACGAAGGTCTAGGAACGTTTTCAAACTAAATGGGGCGTACTCGTCCAACTTGCGGATGTTCTCTGCAATCGGGTCAATGCTGGAGTAGACGTCCTCGTAAATCTCGGCAAACAGTCCGTGGTACTGATAAAAGTCTTCGCCTTCGACATTCCAGTGATAACCCTGTGCGGCAAAATACATGGTTACCACATCAGACAAAACCGTCTTGAGGGACGTGGCAAGTTTTTTCATCAGCAATCCCACGCACGAAGAGACTTGTTGATACGACTGTTCGGGTCACGAGCGGTCTTGGCTGAAGTGTTCTTTTTCTTCATGCCTTCCATACGGGCGCAGAACGACTTGCGACGAGCAGCGGATTTCTCAGACTTTGCTGCCTGTTCTTTCTTCACGGGCGGCTTGAGGTCTGAACCAGGGTTCTCACGCTCGTAGGACTTGCGTCCCCTCTCGTTGAGCCCACCTTTTTCGTTCTTACCCTCTTTGCGCTGCCACGCTGCCGATTTCTTAGCCATTAGCGCTTGCCTTTTTTAGACACCGCCATGTTGTCGACCAAGTTGGGATAAGGACGACCAGCGGCTTTCGCACGTGCCTTTGCTTCCGACTTTTGTTCAGGAGTCAACTTGGTTGACTTCTTGTTCGGATTTTTAGTGTTCCAAACTTTCTTCGGCATTACTTCTTCTTTTTCTTGCTCATGCCTGCTTCGCTCATCGCAATGGCGACAGCCTGCTTCTTTGACTTGACCTTGTCTCCAGACGACGACTTAAGCGTTCCACGCTTGTATTCGCCCATGACCTTCTCAACTTTTTTTTGCTTCTTTTTTGATGCCACAGCGGGCCTCCTATCGTGCGTAACAAGCATAGATGATTACAGGTGGCTGGGGGAGACCAGGAGGTTCCGAGGAGGTGGAAAAGCCTCCCCCAGCCGAACTGCACAGTGCCCGACAGACAACCAACCATTAAAATTGCAATGTCGGAGCAATCGATAGTGTAGCATGCCTTCTCCACCAGCCGTCAACGAACAACAGGAGCAACCATGAGTCGCAATACCTTGAGCGGTCCCTTCCTACCCTTGCCCCGATGGGTGCTTCCATACCTCGTAAAAGACGAGGTTTCCTTGGCGGTAGCGCTTTATCTTTTGCAGTACATGGACGCCAAAACTCAGCGCCTCACAACGTCGTACCAGCACATCGCTGAGCAGATGCAGCGCTCCCGTAGGTCGGTCATTCGATCGGTGAACAAACTGGAGGAGATTGGACTTCTTGAACGCACACATCGCAATAAAGGCGGGCGCAGTATGACCAACCAGTACTACATAAATTTCAATAATCCAGAAACGGTGACACACCAGTCACCCCTCGAAACGGTGACACGGGTGTCACTCCGTGGTGACACGGGTGTCACTACTGGGGGTGACACGGGTGTCACCCAAACAAGAGAGAATAAAAAGAACAAGAAGGGACCCACCAAAGTCGACAGGAGACTTTTGTGAACGACGATTGGGGCAGAGGTTTGGGAGAAGACCCCGACCGACCAAAGTCGCCAGCCCCGAAGAAGGGTTACCGTCTCGCCCTCGTCAACTTCTTCCGTGACAGCGTCCCCGCCGATTACGCCCTCCGTTTGAATTCTTCTACGAATGGCAAGGCGTTGATGAAGTGCTTTGCTACACTCGTCGCCCACGGTTATACCGACGACGACATCCGACAAATGATTCTGCAATACATGCAGGAGATTTCACGGAGACCGTTGCCGATGGACGTGGCACCTTGGCGAGGGTTCATTGCGAACCTTGACAAGTTGGCAAACCAGATCGATAATGGCACCAGCGAGGATTCAACCAGTGAAACAACGACCGACCGACGTCTCCTCCGAGAAGACTGAGAACAAAAAGAAAAGTGGCGCACTCGGCGTCAACTGTGTTTCGTGTGGCATAACCTTTTTTAAGGTTGACATCTTTTTGAATCATTCATGCGTAACGAGGAGTAATCGTGAGCGAATGGCATAGTCCCAAATATTGGCGTAGTCGACCAACGGATGAGCGTATTCGTAATTTACGGATTCCTCCCCGCTACAGAAACTGCACGTTCGATTCGTTTGAGTCCGATACAGTCGGACCGCACGACCTACAAAAAGCGGTTAGGAAATGGTGCTCGACGTTTGAAGAGCAACAGTCAGAGGGCATGGGTCTGTACATCTATGGTCCCACTGGACTAGGGAAAACACATATCTCCGTGTCCGCTCTTCGTGAAGTCGTCACAAAGAACCAGTGCAGCGGACTGTTCTTGAACTACGACATCTATACCGAGATGGTCCACGATGCTCGAAATTCCGACGGCTTATTACCAGAGATGTACGGAGATCCAAATCTTTTGAAATACACACGCCGTGTTCTTGACGTGGTTGTCATTGACAACCTCAACAACGACAGGTTGACGGATTACATGGCAAACACCACGGCGGACTTGATTGAGTCACGGTGGGAAATGAAACTGCCGACGATCATCACGACGTCAATCATCCCCGATAAGTTGTCGAGCATCTTCTCACCAAGGACTGCATCCATCATCAAAGCGTCGTGCTATCTCATCGGCGTTAAAGGTTCCGACTACAGATTGAAGGACCTCGATGGAGAAGGGTGACATCCAGTCGTACGACAGTCGTGGGTTCGGTGTCGTATTTGAAGGATTGCTTGCTTCGGAACCAACTGGATTTCGTTCACTCCTCGTGTCCCGTTCCAACGATTGGGATCGCATCATTCGTTCTTGGAAACCAAATGACCTACCGTTGAAGGCTTTGTCCGATCACACAAACAGGCTGGGAATCGGCGCAGAGGTTTACACGTTTCTTGACCCGTCGGCGGCAGATGCAATCGACAAGTGGCTCGTACGCAAAGGTATCTCCGTCCCTGTCATGTATTACGAGAGCGTCAACGAACTTTCTTACGATTTGCGTTTTAAGCGCTCGATACGGATAATCTATGTGCCCCAAGATGAGCAAGCAAAAATCATCGGAGTCCGTGCAACGGTCTCTTCTCCAGAATCGGCATGGGTGATTTGATGGCGTCCACTGAGCATCTCCTAATCAGCAAGGTCCTCCAGACCTCCGACATTTCTGCACTCATCGATTCTGGAATCAAGCCCGACCACTTCAGTGATGAGTGGCGTGACATTTGGTTGTGGGTCCTCAACTACTGGCGTGAGTACAGCACCGTTCCAACTCCACGTGCGTTCAAACAGGAATATGCGGACATCACGCTCATCAATGCGGAAAGCGAACCATTCGCCGCACTAATCGACGAGTTGTTCCTCTCGTACAAGCAACAGCACCTCGTCACTGCAATCACAGCGGCACTGCCGTCGTTGAACTCAAACGACACTGACGATGCTTTTCAAATCCTTTCGGAAGGCTTGCAAAAAGCATCCACCGAAACCGCCCGACTCAGAGACGTTGATCTCACACAATCATGGGAAGCGAGGCTTGCAAAATATGAAGAAATGCGTAAGACGCCTAATGGACTTAGGGGCATTCCCTCTGGTTTTCTGGGGCTTGACCGCATCACTGCTGGTTTCCGTCCTCAGCAGTTGGTTACGTTCGTTGGTGAGGCGAAGAAGGGCAAATCCCTGATGACGCTCATCATGGCGAACGCTGCCCACAACCACGGCGTTGTTCCCATGTACGTCTCGTTTGAAATGAGTATCGAAGAGCAGTCTGCCCGATACGACGCAATCATCTCAGGTATCTCCCACACCAACATCATTCGTGGAAGCCTCAACGATGATGAGATGGAAAAGATTCAGCGTGCGGTTTCTGTGCGCAGGAACATGCAGCCGTTCATCATGACCGAAGACGCATCATCCCTCACCACGGTTAGTGCACTTGCTGGAAAAGTACAACAGCACCGACCGCAGTTGCTCATCGTCGACGGTGTATACCTAATGGACGATGAGAACGGAGAACCCAAAGGCTCTCCACAAGCGCTCACCAACATCACCCGTTCACTCAAACGACTTGCCCAGCGTTTTGACATTCCCATCATCGGCACCACCCAGGTGCTGTCGTGGAAACTAAACAACAGAAAGACTCGTGCAATTACCGCAGAGGCAATCGGATACACATCGTCGTTTGCGCAGGACTCCGATATCGTTCTTGGCGTCGAGTCGGACCCAGACATTGACGACCAAGCAATCATACGTGTCGTGCTTGCCCGCTCATCTCCAAAAGGAGAAGTACGCATCAAGTGGGACTGGCAACACATGAACTTTACCGAGGTGGATGAAAAGAATGAAGACATCGACAGTGACAACTGGTACTACTGACATAGCGCACGTCCTCCAAGAACTAGGAGTTGACGTACGCCGTGTTGGTGATCGTGAGATATCGGGCTGTTGCCCAGTTCACGAAAGGACAACGGGTAAAGCCGATAGGTCTCCGTCGTGGTCGATGAACGCCATTAGCGGGCTGTGGATTTGTCATTCGTGCGGAGCACGTGGAACTCTTTCGTCGCTCGTTTCAGAACTGTCAGGAAACCCCGACAGCGTCATGGCGGTGAACCAACTTCTCATGGAAAGTGGATTAAACCGCCTAAAGAGCGGAGACGCTGTTCCATACGTACCAGACGTTGATTGGATTACCTACAACAGGTTTGGTCACCCACCCGTCCGTGAGTGCGTCAAGAGAAACATCGACCCAGATGTGGCAAAGGCTCATGGCATCCGATGGAACTACGAAAAAAGTGCTTGGATCATTCCAATCGTCTCGCCCCTCGGTGAACTCATGGGATGGCAAGAGAAGGGCTTTGGTTGGTTCAACAACACACCGAAAGGTGTAAAGAAGGGCGACACCCTTTTTGGCATCGAACGCTTCATCGCTAAAACCGCCCTACTTGTCGAGTCCCCGCTTGACGTCGTTCGGTTTGCTTCGGCGTTTACCAACGTGCAGTCTCTTGCTACTTTTGGCGCCTATGTAACTTCCAAGCAGTTAAAAACCTTGTCCACTGTCGCCAGCAAAGTCATAGTTGCTATGGACAACGACAGCACGGGGATTGAGTCGGCAAGGAATCTATTTAAATCTCTTCCTCGATTCAAAAATGGTGTCCTATGGTTTGCATACGGAACTTCTAAAGCCAAAGACATTGGAGATATGAGTGACGATGAGGTAGAAAATGGTTTGCGCAACTCGTCGGTTGTACCATGGTGGTTAACGTGACATTCACTGGAACTCTCTACCCATTTCAACAGGAAGCCATGGAGCGCATGGTTGACCGTGGTCAGATGCTTCTTGCCATGGTGATGGGTGCTGGAAAAACCCCGACGACGTTAGCCGCCATCGAACACCTTCTTGCCCAAGGAGAGGTTCAACGAACGTTGGTCGTGGTGCCTTCCTCTCTCAAATATCAATGGGCACGTGAAATAAAGAAGTTCACCACTTCCAAGGCTCTAGTAATTGACGGAACTCCTAAGCAACGTGAAGAGCAATGGCGTACCGCCTTTGCCCACCAATACGTCATTATCAACCCAGAACTTCTTTCTAAAGAAGAGCCCAATTTGCCCAAAGCAAAATGCGATGCGATTGTCGTGGATGAAGCAACCATCATCAAATCTCCCAGAGCACAGCGCTCACGACGTATCAAACGATTGTCACGCAAATACCACTACCGTTTTGCCCTCACTGGGCAACCCATCGAGAACCGACCAGAGGAACTGTTTTCAATCATGGAGTTTGTGGACAAAGAAGTCCTCGGTAAGTTCGACCTCTTTGACCGCACCTTTATCGTTCGTGACCATTTTGGTAAACCAGTTCGTTATCGCAATCTTAAACAGTTGCATGCATCGATGCAAGATGCAATGGTTCGAAAGACTCGTAAAGACATTGAAGATCAATTACCTAAAGTAATCAACCAGGTCATATTAGTACCGTTCGATAAAGTTGGTGCCAGTGTCTATCGATTCATTGCAAGAGACCTTCTTGACAAGATCAAAGACGCCATCTCTAAGCACGGTCGTGGGTTTGATTTATGGTCGCACTACAACGGTGCTGACAAGGGCGGAGAAGAGCAAGGGCAAATCATGGCACGCCTCACCGTATTGCGGATGTTATGCGACAATCCTCAGTTGATAATCGATTCCGCAAACGCCTACAGCGACCCCACTCAGCACACCACAGGAAGCGCCTTCGCCTACGACTTAGTGAAGGGCGGAGTTCTTCCTAACGTTTTTGCAACACCCAAACTCGAGGCGGTCCTGACGTACATTGAAGACATCCTTGAAGAAGACCCCAAGAACAAGGTCGTTCTGTTTTCTTTCTTTAAGAACAATCTTCGATTAATCCAAAAGGCAACCAAACACGTAACCAATAGCGTCTTGTTCATGGGCGGTATGGATGCCTTAGAACGAGACGCCGCTAAGGAACAGTTCAGCACCGACCCGAACACACGTTTGTTCTTGTCTTCCGATGCTGGTGGTTACGGCGTTGACTTGCCCCAAGCCAATTACTTGATTTCTTACGACCTGCCGTGGAGCGCTGGGAAATTAGACCAACGTGAAGCCCGCATCATTCGCCTATCTTCGCAACACCCCCACGTTACTATTGCATCCTTCGTTATGAAAGGCTCCATCGAAGAACGTCAATACGAGATGCTCCAGCAAAAGCGTGGCATCAACGAGGCGTTCGTCGACGGTGGCTACGACAGCCAAGGCAAATTTGAATTAACGATCGGTACACTTAGTAACTTCATAGCCAACTCGGAGGTATAAACATGGCACCCAGAGTCGTCCGCAAACCAAAGGAAGACCCGCAACATCTTGAACGCTTAGTCAAGGAATATCGTGACGGCAAAGACCTTCTTGAAAAGATCGAGAAACGCCAGAACGAAATGAAGAAGCAATTGACTGAGGCAATTGAGTCCAACGGATTCATCGACGACAAAGGGCACAAATGGTTGAAGGTCGGCCCGTATGAAATCAAGCGTGAGCGCCGTGTAAGTCGCTCGTTTGATTCAGCACAAGCAGAGAAATGGGTACGGGACAATGGTTTGTGGGAGACCGTCAAAGAAGTCATTGAGGTTCTTAGCGAAGAGAAACTACTTGCTCTTGCATGGGAAGACAAATCCCTCAACGACACTGTTACTTCTTTCTACGTTGAGAAAGAGACGTGGGCATTCAAAGCATGAAAGACCCACTGTTAGAGATGTTGGGCGATCTTCCAGATTTTCCTGGAACTCGCCCACCGAAGAACCGAGGCACCAAGTCAAAGGCGCTGACGGATATCGACGATCGCTTTAATGGAGCGAAGCCGAAGACGTTCCGTGTCAATGGCGAGGAGAAACAGTTCTTCACGATCGGGGATTTGGCTAAAGCGCTACGGCGCAGACCAGTCACCGTTCGGTTATGGGAGCGGCAGGGTTTTATACCCAAAGCCACCTACCGCACCCCGAAACCCAAGGGCTCCCAGATTCCTGGAAAACCTTCTAACGGACGTAGGTTATACAGCCGTGAGCAGGTAGAGTTCTTGATGGAAGCAGTTGCACGTTTCGGTCTCGACACCGATTCCGCAGACTGGAACGGCTTCCGAGAATACACATCAAAGCAATTCCCCAAGTAACTACGAGACCTCATGGAGGTAAAAGCAATGTCCACATTCAACGATTTCGAAGATGACGAGCAAGAGTTCACTGCTCCGAAGAAGGTGCAACGCACGGTGACTGTCGATGACAACGACGCACCAGTTCGTAAGCCCCGACCGCAGATCACTCTGACCGAAGACGACATCGAACAGGCTCCCAAGGCACGCCGTGTCGTGCGTGGTGGTTGGGATGGTGTTGACGCAGTCAAGACCGATAGTGGCGAGTACGCAGTCCGCCTCAAGTTGACCGAAGAAACACAAATCATCAAGTTCATCAAGGACGCTCCGTACGCCTCGTATGGTCAGCATTGGGTTGAGCGCACTGGACAGAAGTCCTTCGTGTGCCTCGGCGCTGGCTGTCCATTGTGCGCTGCTGGCAACCGTCCGTCCAAGCGCACTGCTTTTAACGTGGTGCTTCTCTCGGGAGACGAGGAGCCCGTCCTCCGTTCGTTGGAGGTCGGTGTTCGTGTCGTTGACCAGTTGAAGAACTTCCACAACAGCGAGCGCACTGGTCCAATCAACAAGCACTACTGGGCAATCAGCCGTACTGGTAAGGGTGCGACGTCGTCGACCTTGCTCCAGATGGTTCGTGAGCGTGACCTTGAAGAGTGGGGTTTCTCTCCGCTTGATGAATCATCATTGGCGCACTTCACGAAGATTTCCTACACGGAAGACATCATTCAGGTTCCGTCTCGTGCGGAACTCCTCCGCATCGCCACCGAAGAACTCGGTTTCGATAACGAGTGACTACCGTTGCCGTCAACGGCACGGGGCTCCAGCAGTCCCGTGCCGTAACGACCATTCAGGAAGTCAAGGAGATTGTTGACGTCGTAAAGGGCGTCGGAGCATTTGCCTTTGACATTGAGTCTCGTGGCGTGCTGGAGCGTCATCCAGAACTTACTGAGCACATCGAGGCTGATTGGAAAGCCCATGTGTCCAAACTCAAGAGCCCAAGCCCAGAGATTCGTCAGCGGGCACGTGAGGCGATCGAATCTGAGTATCGTTCCATGTTGGCGCTCGACCCTTTGCGCAACGAGGTGTTTTGGATTGGTATCGCAACCAAAGGTCATTCGTGGGCTATTCCCATGGGTCACCAAGTTGGGTATGTGCTTGAACCAGAAGAGGTAGGTGACGGCACCACAGTCCCGCCTCCAGGATTTCGCAAGATATTGAAAAATGGTCAAGAGTCGATGGCTAAGGTTCGCTACGCCAAACCCGCCGTGTACGGACCGCCTCCCGAACAACTCAACCGCAGTCAGGTATTTGAGGCACTTCGTCCGTTGTTCTTTGACGAAGGTCTCATAAAGGTTGGGCACAACGTTAAATTCGATGCCCGCTCAATATCAAAGTATTACGGTGCCCTTCCGTGCAAACCATTTAGGGACACCATGATTCTTCAACACATCATCAACGAAAACTTGTCGTCGTATTCGTTGGAAAACCTAATATCCCACAACTACGAAAAACATGATGCATACGCCCGTGACGGAAAACTTGGAAAGATCATCGACAAGGTTTCGTTTGACGCCGCCACCCGTTACGTGCACCTTGACGCACGATGGACATGGATGCTTTACGTACGAATGGCTCGCTATTTAGAGGCGCAAGAAGAACTACAACGCTCACTCGTTCAGGATTCTGACGTACTTTACGTTCTCATGCAGATGGAAAACCAAGGCATCTCGGTTGACTCGCACCGCCTAAAGACCTTGGGTAAGGAACTTGACGACAAGATGCAACAGATTCTTTTGGGCTTGTCCGAGTATGCCCCCATCGGATTCAATCCAGATTCCACAAAGCACAAGCAAGCCTTTCTGTTCAACAAGAAGCGTGAAGGCGGACTAGGACTGAAGCCCGTCAAACAGACTCAAAAGGGCGCCCCATCGGTTGACGAAGAGTCACTCACCAAACTACAAGGAAAGCACCCAGCCATTGACCTGCTGTTGGGTTGGTCCGAAACACAAAAACTCAAGAGCACGTACGTTGATGGGCTCATGCCAAAGTTGTACAAAGGTCGATTACACCCGTCATTCAACCTGCACCGTACGGCAACTGGTCGCCTGTCTTCATCAAACCCCAATCTCCAGAACATCCCACGTGACTCGAGCATCAGAAGCCTGTTCGTCGCTCCTGAGGGCTACACGCTCATGGTTGCCGACTACGACCAGATTGAACTCCGAGTCATGGCGATGTTTTCTAAAGATGAGAACATGATGGATATCTTTGTCAACAATCGTGACATTCACGCAGGTGCTGCCGCCCTCATCTTCAACAAGCCCATTGAAGAGGTGACGGATGAAGAACGACAACTGGGGAAGGGCGCCAACTTCCTCACGGCATACGGCGGTGGCTATGGAAAACTTGCACGAATTACTGGGCTGTCCGAGGACCGTGCTAAACACATCATTAACCGTTATTACCAAGAGTTTTCTGGATTGACCTCGTGGAAGCGTCATGTCATATCCCAAGGAAAGGCGTACGGCTATGTAAAGACGCTCTCAGGCAGACGTAGACGTCTACCAGACCTGAAGTCTGGGAACGACGAATTGCGTGCCCGTGCCGAACGTCAGGCTGTGAATGCCGTCGTTCAGGGAAGCGCCGCTGACATTTGCAAACGGGCGATGATCAATATCGACAACGAGTTGCAGGGCACAAACTGCAAGATGCTGGTACAGGTCCACGACGAAATCGTCGCCGCAGTCCCCGAGGACCAATGGGAGTCGCTCATGCCTAGGTTCGTTTCCGCCATGGGAGATGGTGTAGTGTTGCGTGGGGTACCATTAAAAGTGTCCTGTCACGTTGCACACAACTGGTCGGAAGCGAAGGGTAAATGAACAATGCAATAGACAAACGCAATTTTATCCTTATGCTCTCTCCGCAAGAAGGACAAGATTTGGCAAAAGTGATGGGTTTTTCGTCCCCATCTCCCGACGTCGTAGAGAACGAAGAAGCCGACGTCCTTGCAAAATGGGGCGTCTTTATTGCATTTGACATCTACCCAGAGATAATTGAAGCAGCCACTTGGTATACCGAACTTTTAGATAAAACGGGGAAACTCGTTTCGGAACATGAGGAAACGGTTCAAGCATTGTCTTTATTCTCCATGGGTCTTATCAACAAACTGGTTGATTCAGATAAATTGATCGTTACAATACCCGATGATTTTGATATGTCTGTATACGTAGAAACCGAGGTGGACGAAGATGAGTGACTGGTGGAGTAAAAAACTAAAGGGAGAACCCGTTTCAACCCAACAGCGCTCTTTGCCCACATCTGGCTTTCGCATTAATACGGTTCCTCAAACGCAACAAACGCAACAAACGCAACAAACGCAACAAACGCAATCCGTTACTGCGCACAATCAAAACGTTCTAGATCCAAATCGTGCACCTACCGAACAGATTTCTATGAGTGATGCCATACGCCTATGGAAAGGCGGGGAAGCGCACCGTAAAGAAGGCGACATGCGTTGTCCAGAGTGCGGCAGTCAGCACGTGTTCAAACGTGTTGGGCGGGGAGCAAACACTTCCATCAATGGGGCGGCACCAGCGCCTCGTTGCTTTGAATGTGGTTGGAATGGTAAATTCTCACAAGCAGATCAGGGCAACTGGGCTTCTTGACCCAGTTCCCACAACACCAATCGGAGTACAACGTGCCTGACTATCAGTCCCTTCAATCAATCATCTCCAGCGTCAACAAGAAGTATGGGGAAGACGTAGTAGTAAAAGGAAGTGCAGTGCGTGAAATGATGCCACGCATTTCTACTGGCATCTTGGCATTTGATTTGATGCTCGGAGGTGGGCTTCCAGTAAACCAATGGAGCGAAATCGTTGGAGAAGAATCATCTGGCAAAACCGCCCTCGCCTACAAGATCATTGCCACCAACCAAGCAAAAAACCCAGAGTTCACCGCTTTGTGGGTTGCTGCTGAAGAGTACGTTCCAGAATATGCCAAGGCACTCGGAGTAGACCTCGACAGGTTGTGGGTCGTTGAGTCCAACGTGATGGAACATGTCTACGACTTGGTGATCACCGCCATGGACAACCGTGCGGTTGACATCATCGTCATCGATTCGTTGCCAGCCCTTGTTCCGTCCGATGAGTCTGAAAAGATGATGGAGGAGTTCACCGTTGGTCTTGGTGCCAGACTCACTGGCAAGTTCTTCCGTAAGTCTTCCAAGGCACAGAAGCGTTCACTCGTCCACGAAGAACGTGGGTGCACTGGCATCATCATTAACCAATGGCGTGACAAGATTGGCGTCATGTGGGGAGACCCTCGCACAACCCCTGGCGGTAAGGCAAAGAACTTTCATTATTTCGCCCGTTTAGAGGTCAAGCGTGACGAGTGGATTAAGAACAAGGACGAGATCGTTGGACAGACCATCAAGGCCCGCACCCTTAAGAATAAGACCTACCGCCCTAATCAAGTCGGTGTAGTTGACTTCTACTTTGCTGATTACGCCGAGTTCACATGCGGATCATTTGACACGGTGAAAGACATTGTCAATATCGCCATCAGTTACGAACTCGTGTCACGGGCTGGTGCTTACTACATGTACAACGGTCAGAAATGGCAGGGCAAAGACGGCATCCTTCAGGCGGTTCGTGAAGACCTTGAACTTCGTGAAAAGTTGATTAACGACGTCAAAAACAAGTTCAACGTATGACCCTCTTCAAGAAGTCGCAAAAGCAAGAGAAAAGAAGCGCCTCGGTCTACCGAGGAAGTAGAAACGCCCGTTCTGGGGCTGGTTGGCTCAGGAAGAATGACGTGCGTTCCGAGCAACTTCTCATTGAAAACAAGTTGACTGCCAACACCAAGCAAATAACTCTGAAGTCAAAAGACCTCATTGAATTGCAACAGCGTGCGATACTTGAGGATCGAATCCCAGTCCTCCAGTTTGACTGCAACAACCGCCACTACGTAGTGCTCGTTGAAGACGACTTTATTGAACTAGCAGGTCTTGATGACGACTGAAAAATGGCATCTAGAAGAATTCAAGAAATCCCTTACCGCAAAAGGCAAGGTCCTGCCACTCGTACAAGAACACCTTTTAAGGAGCAAACTTGAAGCAAACAAACTTCGTGATTCACTGCATCTGCACCCAAGCGAGGTATCTAAACGAGATTGGTGTCCACGGGCATCGTGGTACACGATCAAAGGTTATGAAGGCACTCCTGAGAAACTGGGCTTTCAACGGCTCAATGTTTTTGCTGAGGGTCACGCCATTCATGCCAAGTGGCAGAACTGGCTATACGAAATTGGCGTTCTGTACGGCAACTGGTCATGCCAAACCTGTGGTCATGCATGGACCGATCTCTCGCCAAAGTCCTGCCCATCCTGCGGAAGCACCCTTCAACCGCTTTACAAAGAAGTCCCAGTCAAGTCAGAACGTTACCGAATACTCGGTCATGCAGACGGACAGGTGCGCACTGGTAAGGAAGAATTCCTCATCGAAATAAAAAGCGTTGGTGCAGGCACCATCCGTTTTGACAACTACGAATTGTTTAAAGAATGTGACGGCAATTTAGATGAGATGTGGAAACGTATCCGCCAACCGTTCCCGTCACACGTCCGCCAAGCAATGCTTTACATGTACTGCACTGGTGTAAACAAAATGGTTTTCATCTATGAATGGAAACCAACCCAAGACGTCAAAGAGTTCGTCGTTGAGTTCCAACAAGAACTGGTCGACCCGATACTAAAATCGTGCGACCTAGTATTGAAGGGACTAGAGTCTGGTATTCCACCCATGCGACCGCTATGGGTGACAAGTCCAGAAGATCAAGTATGCAAGTGGTGCCCACACAAGAAGACATGTTGGAGGAATGATGACGAGAGCAGTGATTCGCCAGACACAGGACTGGGCGAACGAGGAGTTGGAAGATCCAGCAATCCTGGAGTTCAGCAGGAGGTTCGAGAGCCCGAGCAAACCGCAGGGTCGACTTCCAGATCTTCCGTACAACCTCGACGAATTGTCCGACGCTAATTTGATGGGGCTCTACGCCGAATTCATGGCGTGGCTGTCCTACTCAAAGTCGGAACTGGTGCAGGCTGAAATCAAGGAAGAGCGTCAGGAGAACAACTGCCGCATCATTGAAGCCGAGGTGCTCATCGGTCAGTGGAGTGATTCCGCCAAGGGCGATACCGTCACGCTTGCCAAAGCACGACGTGATACCGACCCACGTGTTATCGAGCAACGTGAGAAGCATCTGCACTCCCGTGCCTACCGCAAATTGGTTGAGGCGGTGTTTGATCGTTGTGAGCGTAGTGCGCAGTTGATGTCCCGTGAATTGTCACGTAGGATTGGGCTTTCACCGAAAGAAGTACGTAATGCGAGGTACATGCCATGATGAAGTTTAGAAAAAAGTACAAGAGCGCTTACCTCCTGAAGAAGCCCAAAACGTACAAGAGCGCCTACCTCTTGCTCCGTAGTTGGGTAAACGTCAGAGAAGACCTTGAGCGAGCAACGATCTTGGACAACCTTCAAGCGATGGACTATTACGAAGACGAACTTGTTCGTTTGGAACGAGAGATGGAAATATTCGTAATACTCAACTCATGAAAGTCCGTTGTTTGAATTGCGGAGCCCTTGTCGAGCACAACCCTCGACAGATAACTGGTTGCAACTGCGACCCAGACGCACCACAGTGGGTGTACATAGAACTTAATGGACGGGTTCGTGGATTCAGCCAAGCCAAGTGGGTAGAGGTTCAAGACGATGGGCAATAAGCACAAAGCCAAAGGCACCTCATTTGAGACCGCCATTCGTGAATACCTCAATGCCAAAGGGTTTGTACACGCACGCCGAACTGCCCTTGAGGGCGGTCAGGACAAAGGTGACATTCACGGAGTGGAGAGCCCCAGCACCCTGCGCAAGGCGTGTTTTCAATGCAAGAATCAAAAAGCCTTAAAACTCAGTGAATGGTTGAACGACACCGTAGAACAGGCTGAACGGCTAGACGGAGCCCTCCCTATCCTTATCGCAAAGCGTGCTGGAAAGGGCAAAAAAGCCCTAGGAGACTCCTATGCTGTGATGAGGTTGGATGACTTGATTGACCTGCTTCAGGAGGCTGGGTATCTCTAAAATAGTACCGACAAGTAGTACTACAAGGAGTTACCATGTCACAAGAATTAAACAACGAAGTTCAGGACGTCCTTAAGGTTTCTGGAAGCAGCAATCCCCAAAGCGTAGGTTCTCTTCTTGCCCGAGCCGTAGTTGCAGGGCAGACGCCCCGCATGCGAGCCATTGGCGCCAGCGCTGTCAATCAAGCGGCTAAATCTGCCGCTATTGCACGAGGCTTTGTCGCCCCACGTGGTATTGACCTCACGTACGTCATTGGCTTCGATGATATTATTGGAGAGAACGGGGAAAGCATTTCAGCGATCTCCTTTAAGCCCATTGTGAGGTAAGTATGCCGCTGTTCAGACACAAAGGTCATCATGGTGGTCGTTACGATGATCCGCACGGCGTCACCGCCGCTCGTGCCCGCTCTGAAGCGTTGGGAAGGACCCAGTCTTACCGAGACCCCATGACAGGTCGTGTGAAGATCGATTCGACACTAGCCAATGACAGCAGCACTATTTATAGTGACAAAGAAAAGAAGCGTATGGCTAAGGGTCTTAAAGAGATCAACAAGCCAAAGAACCGAAACGAGTCACAGCACCGTGGTTCGGTTTACAACCGTGCCAAGGCGGATGAAGAAGCCCGCATGAAGAGCCCAATTCAGTCGGACATTGATGGAACTGCCCGTGGTGGTGTTGCTGAGGCGTACGCCAAGGGCGGTTTTGAAGGTGTCAAAGCGTATGACGAAAAAACCTTTGGCAAGGACGAGGCTGCAGGCAAGAGCGAATATGGAAAACAATTATTTGATGATCCAAAGATTCGTGAAGACGAACTAAACCCGTATCGCTGATTGTGTCTGCAAGCCTAAAAGGTCGTAAACCACCTTCTTCACGGGCTATGACAAGGAATAGCAGGAAGAACGTTCCCCGACCGATTTCCGCAGTTGGTGGAGGTCTTCAAGGTGGTCTGTTAACACCAACTGGTGTAGGTAAGGCAAATTACTAATGGCAGCAAATACGTTTACTTCGTGGAGCAACCCGCAGGAACCGCCTGGGGTTGGGTCTGCTCTTGCATACGGTCCGACGCCCGTCTTTCGTAATGCAAAAGACCAGATGCTCTCTGGTTACCGTTCAATTCAAGACACGCAGTATCCAGATGGATACCTTGGCACGATGTCATCCAATCGACGTCAGGACAAGATTCTTGGTTCGTTGAGCCGTATGAATGCACGCCAATATTCACGTGGTGTGCACAAGGGAGAGAAGATCAACTCGGGTGATTACCTATGGCCCGAAGAGTTCAACAAATATACGGCTCTTCAGTTTCAAATGGTTGGCAAGAAGTTTGCCCCAGTCGGAGCCGAGCCAGTACGACTAACCAACGATGGTAAGGTCGGACCACGTGGCATTCCCCGTAATGCCGATCGAGAAGAACCACAGGAAATCAGTGAGGAGCGTCGTGCCAAACTGCGCTCTCTGCGACCCGCATGGAGGTAGCCAATGCCTAACGAGATGGATAAAAACGACATGACTCACGTCCAGTGGTCTGGCGATCGCCTGTATTCCATGGACAAAGAGGGGGTACGACAGGGCATTGACGTTCGCACCTTTTATTTCAAGAGTCGTCAGAATGGTAAAATGGTTGGACCGTTCACGGCATTAGGAAAGCGCAATTTGGAGTTTCGTCGGGCAGAAGCCGAGAAAGCCAATTTTGACTTTCATGAATGCCCAGGCGGTGAATGTGCTCACCCAGATTCGGTAGGTTAAACATGGGCGAATATGACGTAGATCCGTTTGGTGATGCTCCAAGGCGTGGCAGCAGGCGTGGTGGCTTGCTCAGTGGTCTTACTGGGCACGTTTCTTCAGCGGTCTCGCAGCACTTGAATCCGCAGACCCAGCAGCGGCTTACTGAGGGAGCCAAGCAAGTTGGTTCCCGTGCCGCAGAAATGGCTGGCGATGCTTTTGGCTCAGCCAGTGATTGGGCTGCATCTAATCCTGACAAAGTCGAGAAGATCGGCGGAGCCATCGGTGGCGCCGTTGGTGGTGCTGCAACTGGTGGGTTCCTCGGTCGAAAAGTCGGAGCCAAGGCTGGAAAGAAACTAGGAGGGATGCTTTCAAAGAAAGCAAGAGAGCGTCAGGCTGCTCCGCAGGAACAACCCCAACAGTCACATTCTTCTAATGAGTGGGACCCTTTTGGTGACTCCACCCCAGCAACACCGCCCCGCAACAAACGTGATCTTTACAACTAAAGGACTTATTTATGCCACGTGGAGATGACACTAGTAACCACCCAAAGCGCAGGGTTGATCGAGCCTCGATGGTGATGCGTGACCTTCAATCAATTATTGAAGGAAACATGACGGCACCAAAGAGCATCACCAGTTTGGGCAAGTCCTACACATGTCCAGAATGTTCAAAGACTTTCAACAATCCCGATGAATGGCAATACGGTCACGATTGCGAGTCTTGTTGACATGGCACGTGGTGAAGACACACGAAACCACGATGCCCGAATAGTCGATATGGCTGCGTGGAAGCGGAGAAACCATCCGACCACGAGAACTGGCGGAGGCGGTAAGAAGCCACCAAAGTATCCAAAGACTGGATATGGTGGCTATTCTAAGGACTCGGACCCAACACCATGGAATGGTACGCCACGACCAAACACTGATTGGTATAGGGACTAATGGCTCAGACGACTAAACCACGTCGTCCTTGGCAGTCTCGACAAGAGATGCTGGTGGATATTGCTTTGGAGTCCGCCGTATCAGACCCTGAAACTATTCGACAAATTCGCCCAGTCGTGCCACAGCAATTGTTCTCAGAACGTTACGGCTTTGCCAAGCGTGAGTCATCTGTTCAGGATGTATTGACGATCGACCGACAGTTGCCCACGTATCGTTCGTGGGTTTCTGGCGCCCCCGTCATGTTCCGCAATGGATTCGTAGACGATTCGTACTCTGGCTCTAGTCGCTACTCTATGTCGAGTCTGTGGGTGTAGTCATGGCACGTGGTGAATCTTTTGACTACGACTACGACACAGGTTCGTACGGCAAAAATCCTGTACAAGTAACCCGTTACCGTCAAAACATTCAACGTTTTCGTGATTATGGTTCTGTAAATACACCAACCACACCATTATCTGAAGGTCGTTTCAAAGAAGGTATTCAACCTTCTGGCTCTCGTTTTCAACCGCCATCCGCTGGAGTGCAAGCCGACTTTACTCGTGATTCACGAATGAGAAATCCAAATCAACCACCTTTGGATACCTCTTCAGTTAGTTCATTGATGTACAACAGATTGTTTTTTGGAGAAAAACCAAAACCCGCCGCTGGTGCTCCCGCAACTCCTCCAGCAGGCGCTCCCGCCTTTGGCGCAGCCCCTGCTCCCGCTGGTGGTTCACCCGCCCCCGCTCCCGCTGGTGGAGGTAGGCTAGCACGTCGACGTGGTGCAACTCCTGCTGGTGATTCACCTGCCTCACCTCCTGCTGGTGGTTCACCTGCCGCAACTCCTGCTGGTGGTTCACCTGCCGCAACTCCCGCAACAATGACTACTGGAACCACTGGCGCAGTTCCTCCGCCGCCGTCTACCCCACTAATCACGGTGCCTCCTGCATACGGACCAATCGCCACTCCTCCTTCGGCAACGCCACCCCCACCTCCGACCAGTCCGCTGGCTCCACCCTCGGCAACGCCTCCTCCACCACCGTCGAGCCCACTGTCAACGCCTCCTGCAACTACACCACCCGCTGCTCCTCCGATGGCTCCGCCTCGTACGTCTCCAACGATTGAAACGTCCCCAGAGGTGCGTGAGCGCCAGCAAAGGGCAAGAGAGGCACGTGCCAGACGTGAGGGTGGTGCTCCCGTGGCTCCAGCAGTACCGAATGCTATTGATGACATCTTTAAGCGTCTTCGTCAGAGCCCTGCTGCTCAAGCATGGAAAGATCAGTCGGCACAAACACAACAACAACGTCGATCGATGTTTCCTGAAACCAACCGACCGACACCGAGTACTTCCCAACCAGTGACCACTCCTCCTACGAACAGAACAACGACCCGCCCATCAAAGAAGGGCAAATCCGCCATAGGGGATGTCGGCAAAAGATTGATAGCAGAAAATTGGAAAGAAATATCAAAGGGTTGGCTCGACTAACCTTCATCAACAAGTGAGGTAAAATAGAACTATGGCTGTGAACGAAACTCGATCAATGAACAATGACCTGCGTCTCGGCGCCAACGACGGCAAGTTCAAGAACTTGACTCCCGACCGTGGCGGCGAGCCAGAGATGGAGCACGTCATCGAGCGTGCCACCGTCCTGCAACCGCAGTACAACGTCCAGATGACCCAGCGCACCACGATGGATGCGCACCTTGAGAAAGGGTTGGGTACTCGATAATGGCTAAAGGTAAAGACGAAGCACACAACCCAAGGCGAAAAGTTGGCAGAGGTCTCAAATTAGGCGACACCCTTTTTCATAAGAACAGCGGTGATCAATATTGGTTTTGGGGTCATGGGGAAGGTGATGATACCCGTGGTTATATGTTCCCTGTAGACAAGCCTGGTCGAGGATCGTATGAAAATTTGGATGATTTCAGTCGCAGAAAACAAACAGAACAAAAAGCACATGAGCAAAGAAATTGGAAACCTTCCTTCCGATCTAGCGATTAATTGAGCACGTCCTAAAAACTTAAATTAATAATTTGGTTACTTTTCTCACACTTGAGAAAACGATTACAATCCACGTAACAAGTCAGGAGCACCACATGTCCGAACCAGCAAACCGTCTTCTCGTCTGTTGGCGGGTAATCAACGGTAAAAAGTCCGACGGAGTCATCTACAAGATGCGCCCGTATGACGGTGCCCCAGAGTACGACATGGAATTGATTGACGTTCTTGAGCGCCACAAGGCTCGCCATCAGGATGCTGACAACTGGCGTGCCCTCATTTTCCGCACCGACAAAGACACCGCCGACAAACTTGATGCCGAGACCGCCATCAAGAATGAACTTAAGAGCCACGACATTTACATTAAGGACTTCCGTGACGAACTCAAGGTCGACGCCCTCAACTGTTTTAATCGCCACAACCGACCAAATAGCGGGTGTATTGACTGGTGCGATGAGTCTAAGACGATTGGTCGCAAGATTGGTGTCCCCATCGAGAAGCGCCAGTATCTCTGCATGTACTGCCCAGCCGCTGCTTGGTATACGCACAAAGAGCGCAAGATGCTTGGGCTGTACGACAAGTGATAGTCGTTAATTTCGATGTATTGGCTTTTCCCAGCGGGGTGGTTGGAGCCCGACAGCCGACAGTGGACGGACGCCGTCTCTGGAACGTCTTGTTTCCTGCGTTCAATGGTCGAATCATCGTCTTTGGTGCAGGCGTCGACGAGCCAGAGATGTGCGCTACGTGGCTCAAAAGAGAAAACTACAAAGCGTCGACGGTAGACACAATTGTTGAGGATGACCCAGAATCCAAGTACAAAAGAATAGATGCTCTGAGGTCGGTGTACGGGAAAATTACGTGGTACATCGATGTCGATCCGCACACGATTTCCAAGGCTGTCAGGGGTGGAATCCCCACAATGCTCGTTACAATTCCACACGTGGTTCGACCCGAGTGGACTACAGAAAAGAACCACAAGGGTTGGGATTCACTGGTAACAGAGATTGAAACTCAACGCCTTGCATGGGCAGAAAGAAACTGGGAAGATGTCAACTGAAATGACAAGGGAAGAATGGCTTGCCTATGGACTGGAGCATAAGTTTTGCGGTCCAGTTGTATGTGAAACACATGACGGCATGCCAATGACCGAGGACGAAGAGAGCGAGTTCATGGATGGCGGAGACCCATGTATTCCTGTCATTAGGCTCTACCAAGACGACCTTGACGCCATGCTCGTGGAGCAGAACCACTCCCCGTCGCAATGGCGCAAGACTTATCCAGCGTGAGATAATCGAATTGTGCGTGTCTTCTTTGGTGGTGCGGAAAAGGGTTCCTACAGGAACATGTTGGTCAATGCTGGCGTACAGCGTTTCGCCATCAACCTGACGCACTTCCCACTACCAAAGAGGAAAGCCCTAGACCTGCCAGCGATGTTCGCCAGCGGGGAAATCATTGTCTACACCTCGGAGAACGACGAGGACACGGCACGTTACGACATGTTCCTTCGGGACAATGCCGACAATCTGACCATGGTCATCGGACGTCCTGAATACGACGGAACGTGGCTCGGAGAGAAGTACGTCCCCATCTGGAACGACGACCAAGACCTTGAGCGCCTCGCCTTCCTCTGCCAGAAATACGGTAGAGCCGCCGTTAGCGACAAAGCCATTGATGCCAGAAATCAGAATCGCATCAATGGCATCGCCCAGAGATGGGGAGCCAAACTGGTGGGCATCACGTCCAAGACCGATCTAATCGAACGTATCCCATGGGATACCGTCGTCGTGGGCTCGTGGACGAGTGCCATTAGGTACGGAGAAACACAAGTCTGGGACGGGCATGGGCTCCGTCGCTACCCTGCCCAGCAAAAAGAAAGCGCCCGCAAGCGTCACCGAGCCGACATCATTCGCCTCGGGCTAAATCCAGATGAGATTGAGAACGACGAGGTCAGTGCAGTGGGATTGCTCGCTATTCGCTCATGGCAACAATGGGAGAGCCACACGTTTATGACTGATATGTACAAGGGCTATGACCCCACAACTGACGGCGACGAGCACGAGTTCTCACTCGATGCAGATGGTCAATTAGCAATTAATCAGGGTGAAACACCAAGTGGGGATTTAGCGGTTTCTGGGGGGTCAACTATTGGTATCAACGTGCCCGAGAAGCGGCACGAAAGCGAGCGCTTATTGCTACCAGTTATGGGCATTGAGCACATCACTTCGATGGGTACACAAGTTGAAAATGATCAAGGAGAATCAATAGAAATCGACCCTGAGGTCGTTCCAGTCATTCGCAACACAGGCGTACTTTTGCGTCAGTGCGATAATTGCTATTTGAGCACCCGATGCCCTGCATTCAAGGAACATTCAGAATGTGCCTTCAAGATGCCCGTAGAGATTCGAACCAAAGACCAGTTGCAAGCCGCCCTTCGAGCCATGGTCGAGATGCAAGTGAGCCGTGTCATGTTTGCTCGGTTCGCTGAGGAACTGGAAGGTCAGGGACTTGACCCCGTCCTGTCAGCCGAAATGGACAGGCTGTTCTCGCTCATTGAGCGTTTCAAGAACATTAATGACAGTCGTGACACTCTTCGCCTTGAGGTGGAAGCCAGAGCCTCGAGTGGCGTCCTCAGCCGTATTTTTGGAGCCCGTGCAGGAGACCAAGCCAGAGCACTGGAGGGTGGCGGGTTGAACGCTCAGCAGACCAACGCCCTTTACACCGAGATTTTGGATTTGTCGGAAGATAGTTGACAGTAGCAATAGTTGGACAGGTAATCTCTCTGTCCTCATGATTACTGACATCGGCATTGACCTTGACGGGGTCTGCTATCCATTCTCCAAAGCGTTCTATGAGTACGCATCAAACAGGATGGGGCGTGACGATCTCCCCGAGCCAACGACATGGGAGTTCTACAGAGAATGGGGCTTGTCATCGGAGGAATTTGAGCAGTGGATTATTGACGGAACCAAAGACGCCAACTTGTTCGCCCAGTATCCGCCCGAGCCATCGGTCAAAGAGATTGTCAACAAGTTCTCTGCCCAGAACTACCGAGTACACATCGTCACTAACCGACCAAAGGAAGCCGAAGAGCAAACTGCAGAATGGTTGGAACGTTGGGGAATCAAGTATGACACCCTCGTATTCACTCCCATGAAGACCGACATTGCTCACCACGTCCGCACCTATTACGGGGATAAGTACTGCCCCGAATACGAGATTGCGATGATTGAAGACAGCGTGGACAACTTCAAAGCCTTGGAAGAAATTGGAGTTCTTGCATTCCTCTACGATCAGCCTTGGAACCGTCACCACGCCACGAAGCGTCGTGTAGTTCTCATGTACAACTTTTTCGAGTTCGTTCTCAAGTACAACAGAAACATTGCCAAGAGGAAGGTAAACGCATGAACGCCCGCAGTGAAGTAGTCAAAGAAGCAGACAACCTTGTCAACGGCGACAGGAATGCTGATTACGGAGACCCCATCCAAGACTTTGCCACCACAGCCGAGTTCTGGGAAACGTATCTCCTCCGCATCATGGAACGACGAAAAGGTTTGATTCTCAAGCCACATGACGTCGCAGTCATGATGCAACTGCTGAAGATTTCACGCACTACGTGGAGCCCAGAGAAGAAAGATCACTGGGTTGACAATATTGGCTATGCCGCATGTGGATGGGATTGTGTCACCCGCCAAGACCTCTAACCATTTGTCATACGCAGATGCGCTTGGCAGGGAATGCTCGAGGTTGACTGCCGTCATCGCTGCATTGCCTTCGTTGCTTTGCTCGACGTCCCCGATAACCATCCGTGACTTTGAAGAGAAGTGCGGTATGTCAAAAATCGAAGTGCTTCTCGGTGGATGGGAAAAGGTCATCGACACCATAAACGAATCCATACGAGTTAAGAATGAGAACCTTCTCTTGACCAAGCAGTTTGATTCGTTGCGTGAAGCCATTTACAACGCCGTGGAGGGCGCATTGCGCCCGCTAAGGGACAACAGGGTCAACGATTTATTGTTTGACTCTGATACACCCGTCTGATACCGTGTTATCCATGACAACCAAACCAGCCGACCGCAAAGCGGAGGCACTTGTAACAACCATTGAGTCCCGACAGTTGTTGAAGAGGCAACTTGACGAACTCACCGAACAACTGGCAAAAGTGGACGAGGCAATCATTGCCGAGTTTCGTGAGCAAGGTCTGACGTCCTTGACCACGTCCCTCGGAAAGATCAACCTCATCCAATCCAACACCACCGTATGGAACGAGTCGGTGCTGGAGTCCACGTTGACCACTGCCCAGTGGAATCGCATCACTGAGCGCAAACTCAATAAACATCTGCTGGAGGCAGAACTCACCATTGGTCGCATCGACCCATCGCTCGTGGAGGGAGCGAAGTCACTTAAGCAGTCAAAGCCGTATCTCCGTTGAAATCGACTGGTGGAAACTGGAGGCACGACGCCCTTTGCAAAGAACGGCACATCGACCTCTGGTTTCCACCACTCGAAGCGGACAACCCCGAATCGTATTACTCAATTGCACGATTAGTTTGCCGACAATGTCCCGTATGGAGGAAGTGCTTAGAAAACGGGCGTGAAGAAAAGCACGGCATGTGGGGTGGACTCACACCGCAAGAACGCACGGTGCTCAATACGACAACCCCAAAGAAGAATGCCTTACGTCCACACGGTACGTGGGTGCGTTATCGACAAGGTTGCCGATGCCCAGAATGCTTTAAAGCGCACGCTCAGAAGATTGAAAAAACAAACATTGAGAAGATTCCTAAAATGATCGATGAATTGACCGACTTGGAAAAGTTAAAGTTTACGTTGATTCCGCCTAACGACCAGTAAACTAGAAGTAACGCTCCAAGACAGCACCGAAAGGTTTGGCTTGGGGCGTCTTGCTTTATCCGCCAACGTTAGGAGAGAAGTTGTTAGAGAAAGCGCTAGTCCCATTTGCAGTCATATACACACTCGTCTTTGGTTCGCTGTTTGCGGAGACGGTCAGCAAGGTAGAAACCACTACCACCGACGCTGTCATTACCCAAATTGAGCCAATCCCCGTGGAATCTACGACCACGACCAAACCAGCCCCAACGACGACTACCCTTCCGCAACCGCTGGTGCAGGACACGCCACGAAAGCGCATCCCATCCGACCTCACCATGCGCTGTCCGCAGTGGGAAGACAAATTCGCCCAGTACGGACTGCCCGTCAAAGTGTTCTCGTATATCGCATGGAGAGAGAGCCGTTGCCTCGTCAATGCCCACAACAAGACCCTGAACCGTGACAAGTCTCAGGACTACGGTCTCTTGCAAATCAACAGCACGTGGCGGACGGTCACAGCGAATGTTTGCGGGACATCAAAGGGAGACATGACTGTGCTGTTTGATATTGACTGCAATCTGGCGGTCGCTCGCTATCTGTACGACAACGGCGGACTCGGACATTGGAGCCCGTAGTTCGTTGACGTTGTACACGATCGACGTGTACGCTGTACGCCATGGAACACTACACATTGAAACCAGAAGAGATTTTAGGAACCAGCGAGGTTGCCAAGGCTCTGGGCGTCAGTAAACAACGCATCCACGCCCTGCGTAAAAACAAGAAGTTCCCAAAACCCGTGCTTGTTCTTGCCGCCACCCCAATTTGGGATGCACGTGAGATTAATGCCTTCCTCAGAGACTGGCGCCCGTGGAAACAAGCACAATGACCACCGACGACAAGAAGAAGAAAGCAACAAAGTATTCCTGCCCTAACTGCGACCAGTCCTTGGTTGTATACGTGGCTCTCAGCGAGCCACCGATGCACAGGTGTGGTGGGAGTTCCCGCAAGGAGAAGTGGCTACCACTTGAGGTGACCGAATGAGAATCGGAATCGCCAGCGGTGATTATCTCTCCGCCCATAAAGCCAAAGACGGCAAATCACATTGGGGAGGTTCTGGGTGGGCTCGCCTAGGTCAATATTTGGACAAGTTGGGAGACCACCTCGTCGTCTCAGGCACTCTGGCATGGAACCGCACCCATTTCTCGATCATCGACGATGTCAATGAAATGGTTGACGTTGACATCGTGGTGCTTCAGCGCCTCATGCATGGGAATCTCCCAGAACACATCAAACTGGCTCAAGCACAGGGGCAATACGTCATCAACGATTTGGACGATTGGTACTGGGGACTTGACCCGAGGAATGACGCCTTCTGGTCTTCACATCCAAAGCGCAATCCAAACGAGAACCGAAACCATTACAAGAAGGTGCTCGCACGCAGTGACCTCGTACTCGTTTCCACTAAGTATCTGCAGGAGCGCATCAGCGACTGGGTCAAGTGTCCGATCGTCGTGGCTCCCAACACTGTGGATGTCGAGCGCTTCACCCCAGTCGTGCACACCGACGACCAAACACCATTGGTGGGATGGGTCGGCGCCACGAGTCACCGTTCTGGAGACCTTGAGACGGTTGCCAGTCTCTTGGCTCCCATGATTCAACGTGGGGAGATTCGTTTTCAACACAGCGGGCACTATGCACATGCCACACCCGTGCACGAGATACTTAAAGTATCGCACCACCTCGTCAACACAAAGCCCGCCGTCGACGCAATCGACTACCCGTCGCTACTTGACATGCACGTGGGCATCGCTCCGTTGAGCGACACACCGTTCAATTACGCAAAGAGCGACATCAAACTTCTTGAGTATTCGGCGTCGGGCATCCCTTGGGTTGCCTCGGCACTGCCGTCATACGTATCATTGCAAAAGGATTGGGGTGCTGGACGAGTCGCAAAACGACCTAAAGATTGGATTCGTCATCTCAACGCTCTCAAGAGCCCGAGCGCTAGGGCTGAAGAAGGTGCATTGCTTAGGGAGAAAGTGTGGGCACGCCATATCGATACGGGTGCCCACACCCTCCGCTCGCTACTCGAGCAATTCTCGTAACTTCGCAAGCACTGAACGCTTGTGTTTGACGTTGTGCAGTGTCTCAATATCTACACCGCCCCAAATACCAAACTTGATGTGATTCTTCACTGCGAAGCGAAGACACCGCATCTGCACTGGGCATCCAACACAGATTAGTTTGGCTTCCTGCACCCGTTCGCTGAGGGCACGACCGTTGATTCCTCGGTACCTCTTGAACAGGAACTTGTCCGTCTGTCCCTTGCATTGAGCCTTCTCGTACCAGCCGTTGTCAACGAAGTGCAACGACGGTAGTTCGTACTGCTCCGCAAGGTCGGTGGGGGCTTCCGCCCCCACCTCAACCTCTTGGTCACTCATCAGGCGAACACCACGTCGTTGAGCACGTTGAGCACGTACTGGTCGAACTCGCTGGTCTTGCCAGTGAGTGCGTTGTACGCATTGCGCTCAACACGTGTGTCGTTCTTGCCCACCGAGTGGTGCTGGTAGGTGTTGAACGCATTCAGCACGCCGAGAGCGGTGCCCGTCCACGGTGCGACTCGTTCGTCGTGCAAGTACAGGGAGCGGATTTCCTCCTGCTTGTTCTTGGCACGGCTCACAGCCTGCGGACGTACGTCGATCGTCGTGCTGATTGGCACGATACGGTTGACGATTTCGTCCCACTGGGTGTTGGTGACAGTGATTGCCGAGAGTCGCTCAATCTCACCGACGACGTCGTCAGCGAGCGTGTGAACGATTCCCAGTGCGTCACGCACCGACTGGAGTTTGAAACCACTGTGCTTGCTGTGGCGGGTCGTGTGCTTTGCACCTCCTTCATTGAGCGCTGTGGTCAGCGTGTTGTCGCACACGACCGCAGTGCACACCGTGAGGAACGACGTGGCAAGCGAACCGTTGTGCGAGGTGGTCGCCAACAGGTGCGGACGGACTTGGAATCCGACCGACGTGTTGATGGTCTCTGGCAGTTCGATGCTTACCCACGCCACACCTCCGCTCTTCAGCAGTCCAGCAGAACCGATTCGTAGGTCTGAGTCGTCGATGATGTCAGCGACGGTGCCCAGCAACCACTGTTCATACTGGTGGATGGTGTAACCCTCTTTGAACATTCCGAGCACATCCCAGTTGTCGTTGCGCACGACAGCCTTACGGTCTGTTTGCTCGATGTACTTGTACCCCAGTTCCGAGCGCTCATCACCGATTCGAACGAACACTGGTGCTTCGACGGCGTTCCAGAAGAACAGCCGACGCTTCACGTCGTCGATCGGTATTGCTCCCTCGTAGTGGTTTGGTTCGGTGCCCTGCAGTGACGCTTTGTAGTGCCATGCATTGCCCCTCTCCTTGGTGAAGCCCACCAGAACGTTCTGGTTGAGCCATTGCATTGTCTCCCGTGACATGGATTGCCTCCTGTTGTTGGTTGTTATTTCGGGAATGTGGTGCGGTGTACCACGCCGACCAAACTATCGGACGGGTGGTACACCACACAACCTGATTACTGAATGTCTTCTCTGAACTCTTCGATTGCCCAGAGAAGCGTTACGCCCAATATCGGGAGCAGTAAAACACCTGCCCCGAGGCTGAGCGAGTCTTGCTCGATGCCTCCAGCGACCCCGAAGAGTCCGAGGAATGCCGCCCAACCGAGCGTGCCTTTGATGACACGCTTTGGTCGGCGGAGTCGATCGATGAAACGCTCCCATCGTGACGGTTGGTATTCAGCGATTGCCCTCATGAGACCGTCGTACAACTTTCGTTGTTGCTCTTCGGTCAGTCTGTCGACCATCTCGCTGACTTTGGGATTTACCTTTTTGGTTGTCACAGCGTTACCTCTTTCTTTGCATCTAGTCGTGACACTTCACGCCACCATTCGATTTCGAGTTGGATGTCCTCGTCCTCATTCTGGAGTCGTTGGTTGAGGTGGGTTGCCATGGCGCCCCACAGCCTGAATGTCACAACATCGCCATTGTCGATGTCGACACCAGTGCCGAGGGATTCGTCGCCGTTTACAACCACGGACGTCAGCACGATGATGCTGTAGTCGTTGGGTTCTCTTTCGGTGTACATCAGTACCACACCTCGCTCATCGAAGGAAGGTAGTAGTACTCCCCCTCGTTCCACCCGAAGATGTATCCGTCTTCAGCAACGTTGGCGTTCAACCACTCGGTTGCTTCCTCGGACAGCATGTGGTATCCCATGGTGTCTTTTCGGATGTCATCGTCCGTGGGGACTTTGCCATCCCATCCAAACGCCTGCGCTATTTCAAGCACACGTCGGATATTGAATATCCCCCACGTGCTGTCACACAGGCATCCCTCCAATGCCACCAGTTTGACCTTCCCCTCTTTCGTATCGAAGACAAGGTATGACTCTTGCTTTGCCATTGCTATTCCTCCTCTGTTTGGTTTGTTTTTTGCTGTCGCAAAGACTCCAGCCCATCGGCTGTCGTTTTCACGAGTTCTTTGATTCGGTCACGTTGGAAAATCCGCATGTTGCAGAGACCATCGATCGTCGAATCTGGTACGAGTTGCTTGTTTGGAAACGTTGCCCTCCAGTGCGAGTAAAACGTCTCTTTGTAGAGACGCTCCACGACATCAGTGAGCAGGGCGAGCATGTCATTGAGACCATGTTCGTCAAACTCAATGTGGTGCAGTTCTTTGAAGAACGACGTAGTGAACTTGCCGTCTGTGGTGTGACGTGCATTGGTGTTCACAAACAACTCGGAAACACACATGACTCCTACAAGGTTTTGTAAGAGAAGTGCCTCATCCTCGGTGTACTTCATTCTTGGTGCCATTTTCATGAGAGTGACTCCTCCAGTTGTT